ATGTTCAGCAAGTCACAAGGCAAGTCCCGTCGTTCACCGGGCGCGGAGTTCCGCGCGGTGGTGTGGATGGTGCGTCACCCCGGCTCGGTCGCTGCCCCGGCGGCGCTGCTGTCGTCGCTGTCCTACCTCGGCCCCACCGTGACCGGCAGCCTCGTCGGTGCGGCCACCACGGGCGCGGTCGGCTGGTACCGGGGCCACCCGGACACCTTCGACACGGTCGCGGCTCCGGTCCTGCGGGCCTGGCGTCGACGCTGGATGGGTGCCTACCGTGGGCGCCGGTGGGCCGACCTGATGGCGGTCTGCGAGCTGACCAAGACCCACCCCCGCACCCTGCACACGATGGTCCCCCGTGTCATCCGGGTCCGTTCGTGGTCGGCGTCGGTGGACACGGTGCGGATCAAGATGATCCCCGGCCAGTCGCACCGGGCGTTCACCAACAACCTGGACGAGATCGCCTCCACGCTCGGCGCGGAACGTGTCGCTCTGGAAGCCTCACGACCCGGCGAGATCGTGCTGATCGTCCAACGGGATGAGCCCTTCGCCTACACGATCCCGTCCCCGGACATGCCGGAGACGGTGGACGAGGTGGACCTGTCCGCGCTCTACATGGGCGAGGACGAACTGGGCCGCACGTGGACCGAACCTCTGCTCGGCGGACACAGCATCGGTGCCGGTGCCACGGGTGCGGGCAAGAACTCCCTCGTGCTGGCCAAGATGCGGGCGGTCATGCCGATGATCCGGGAAGGCCTGGTCCGGCCCTGGGTGGCCGACCCGAAGCTGTTGGAGTTCGTCACCCTGGAACCGATGCTCGACGGCCGCTACGCGTCCGAGGCCGGTGATTGCGCCGACCTGGTCCGCAGCTTCGTGGAGAACATGGAGCGCAAGCAGAAGCGGATGCAGCGCAACAAGCTCCGCTCGGCTCCGGTGTCGCAGGACTACCCGCTCGACTGGCTGATCCTTGACGAGGTCGGCTCGTTGCTGGCCTACCGGCCTGAGCACGCGCACCAGCTCGTGGCCGACTGTTCCCTGATCACCTCGCTGGGCCGCTCGACCCATGACGTCCTGGAGTGCCTGGTGCAGGAGCCGTCCAAGGACGTCCTGCCGATCAGGGACCTGATCTCGCGTCGGGTGTGCCTGCGGGTGACCTCCGAGCGGCACCCGGACATGGTTCTCGGCGAGGGGATGCGGGAAAAGGGTGCGATCGCCGATCAGCTCCCCGAGGAGGGCACCGCCGGTATCGGCTACTGCGTCGCTCCCAAGGCCCGCCTGCCGAAGCGGGTCCGATCCGCCTACATCTCAGATGCGGACATGGCCGACCTCGTCAAGGCGGTCAAGGCACCCGGCCTCCGGATCGTCGCCTAACCCGCTGCTGCTCGTCAGCCCTGCCCGGTCACAGCCGGTAGCCCGTTCGAGTCGGGCCAGGGCGCTTCCGCCACCCCTCAGCACCCCGGAAGGAATTCACCATGCACACCAAGGCACCCCGATCACTGGACCGTCTACTCAGGACACTGCGTGCCACGATGCGCACCTGCGACCTACCCCGCCCGGACCGCTTGGTCATCTCCACCAGGTCCCGATCGGCGCACCTGGAGTTCACCTCGGCCGCACCGCTGGACCGTGTGGCCGGTCTGCTGCTGTGGACCAGCACCCTGCACGTGGTCGACCTCACGTGGACCCACCGCTCCGGCGGTCAGTTCGCTCTCGCCGCGACCGGCCGGACCAGTGCCGGTCTGAGCATCGGCATGGCCTGCGCGGTGCCCGCTTCCGCTGTCGGGGCTCGCGTGCTCGATCTCGGCCACGGCGTGCGCTTGGCGTCCTTTCCCGACGCCTTCGACCTCGCCCACACCTTCAACCTGCCCGAGCATCACAGCGAACCGGTTTCCTTCAACGAGGTCGCCGACCTGCTGGCCTTCGCCCGCACCACCCCCGTTGCGGCAGTAGCGGAGGTGGCCGCGTGAACGACTCCTACACCGGCCACAGGGCGCTGATGATGGCGCTGTTCGGTCGTTCTGGGCAGCCTCCCGCCTGGCGCTCCGAGGCCGCTTGCGCCGGGGAGGACACCGCAGTCTTCTTCGACACCGCGCAGACCGAACGCGCTCGGACGCTGTGCGCTGGCTGCCCTGTCCAGGCCGAGTGCCGCTCCGACCAGCTCGGCTGGGAGCAGCAGACCCGTTCCCGCCGCTACTACGCCGCCGGGACCTTCGGCGACCTCACCGGCTCGCAGCGCAACCAACTGCACTACCCCCGCTCCAAGCCCACCACCGTCTCCACCGACCAGAAGGACGTGGCCTGATGTTCCAGCTCGCCATCCCCGTCACCCGCCGCACCCTCACCACCGCCGCCAAGATCATCCCGGCCGCGCTGATCGGCCTCGCCGTCATGTACTTCGCCTTCGGCATCTTCGGCGCGATCGTGCTCGCCGTGGTGCTGCTCCTGCTCGGACGTCTCCTGATCAAGGCCGCCCGCGGCTCCTGAACCGCCCTACCGCACCGAAAGGAGGTGGACCGTGCTCGGCAAACGCACACCCCGCACCGACCACCAGCCCGCCGAAACACGGTCGGTGCGCCGACTGCGGGCCAGGCTGGACGAGTCGCACCAACTCCACGCGCTCACCACCGACCCGCTGTTGAACGCGGTGCGAGCCGACCGGTTCCGCATCTCGGTCACGCGCTCCATGTGGCTGTTCCTCGCCATCGGCCTCGGCTTCACCACCACCGGGGTTCAGGCGTTCCTCGCCGGGCACCTCACCGCGGCTGACCCGCTGTGGTGGGGTGCCTGGCTCGTCGAACCCGCCCTGGCAGGCATCCTCATCACCCTGCTCCGCTGGGAAGCCGAGATGCTCTCGGCAGGCCTGAACGTCGACCACGACGCAGTCAAGCGCCTCAAACGTCTGCTCCTGGCCGCGACCCTGATCACCAACGTGTGGTCCAGCCTGTTCCCCGCCACCGGATCGGTGAACGCCGGAAACGTGTTTCTCCACGTGGTCATCCCGGCCGTGGTCTACCTCATCGCCGAAGTCATGCCCGTCATCACCCACCGCTGCAACCAAGCCCGTGACAACGCGCTCGCCACCGTCGCGCCGGTTCCCGCGGCTTCACCTCCACCGGTCGTGGAAGTCCCCGCGGCTTCACCCTCACCGGCACCGGTCATCACCTCGCCTCCCACCGTCGAGCCGACCGCTACAACGACCGCACGAGCTTTGTCACGGCTGCCCGCTCCGATGCGCGCTGCCATCGACGCCAAGACCCAAGACGTCCGCGCACAAGGCCGTGAGCTGACCGCCCAAGACGTCCAAGACGCCGTCAAGGTTCCCGCCGACTACGCCGCTCGCATCGTTCGAGACCTCGCGGCCTAACCCACCAGGAGCGCCCATGAACGTCCGCATCACCGGCTTCGACTGGCTGTGCGACGTCTGCCCGACTGGCTCGGACGTCACCTTCACCTCGTCCGACGGAGCAGACACCAGCGCTGCCGCACACGCGAGCAACCACCACGGCGGCGACACCACCGGCGTCAGAGTCGTCGCCGTCGACCACGAGTCCTACGAGGACGAAGAGCCCAGCTGAACTGAACAACTGACCACGAGCGGCACCCTCGGCCGCTCCGCATGAGGGCGGGACACAGACCCCACTGTGTCCCGCCCTTCTCGTTGTGCCACAACGGAAGGACCACCGCCTGTGCTCACCCTCGAAGGGCGGATCTCCGCCCGTGTCAAAGCCCCCGACTACCGCGAATGGCGCGAGAAGGTCACCGCTATCGGTGGCTGCGCCGCCCCGATCCGCCTGTTCGGCGCGTGGCAGCTCCACCACGCCGACGCCGGAGTCGTCGCCCACATGGGCGGGGAGGTCATGGTCCCCTGCGGAAACCGGCGCCAGGCCGTGTGCCCGTCCTGCTCCGACCGCTACGCTGCCGATGCCTACCACCTCATGACCGCAGGTCTCTCCGGCGGCTCCAAGGGCGTTCCACTCACCGTCTCCGAGAAGCCCCGCGTGTTCGCCACGCTCACCGCACCCTCGTTCGGGCCGGTCCACAACCGCCGCACCACGGCGCACGGTCGCACCATCCCGTGTGCCTGCGGCGAGTACCACCACCCCGACGACCCTCGCATCGGCGGACCGCTCGACCCCGACTCCTACGACTACATCGGCGCGGTCCTCTGGCAGGCCAACGCAGGCAAGCTCTGGCACCGCTTCACCATCCGACTGCGCCGGGTCCTGGCCCACGCCGCCGGGCTCACAGTCCGGGAGTTCAAGGACCACGCCCGTGTCTCCTACGCCAAGGTCGCCGAGTACCAACGCCGCGGCTTGGTCCACTTCCACGCCGTGATCCGCATCGACGGGCCGGACGGTCCCGCCGACACCACCCCGGCCTGGGCAACCTCCGACCTCTTGGACCACGCCGTCAAGGTCGCCGCCCGCGCGGTCCAGGTCACCACCGCCCGGCCTGACGGGACCGACCTGCTCCTGGAATGGGGAACACAGGTCGACGCACAGCCCATTCGGGCAAGCGCGGCTCACGAGGTGGAGGACGAGTCCGGCGCGATCAGTGAGCAGCGCCTAGCCGGGTACGTCGCCAAGTACGCCACCAAAGGCACCGGCAAGACCGAAGCCGCCGACCGCCCCATCCGCTCCCAGCTGGAGATCGACTACCTCAAGGTCGCCACCCATCACCGCGCGATGATCCAGACCGCGTGGGACCTCGGTCACCTGCCGCAGTACGCCGAACTCAACCTGACCCGCTGGGCGCACATGCTCGGCTTCCGAGGCCACTTCCTGTCCAAGTCCAGGGCGTACTCGACCACCTTCCGCGCCATCCGTGGCGAACGCCGTGCGTTCCGCGCACAGGAAACCCTCGACCGCCTCGGCTTCACCGCCGACACCGTGACCGTCGTCAATGAGTGGCAGTGGTCAGGCTCCGGCTACGCCAACGACGCCGAACGCGAACTGGCCTCGGCCATCTCCGAACGGGTGCGCGAGCACCGTCGCCGCAAGTACGAACAGGAGGCAGCGTGATGGACAGCAATCTGTTGCAAGGCAAGTGGTACACGACCGAAGAACTCGCGCTGATCCTTGGCGTCGACTCGTCCACCCTTCGGCGGTGGCGCACGGCTCGTCCACCTCAGGGACCAGCGTTCGTCACGTTGTCGTCCCGCGTGACCAAGTACAGCTCGGGCGATGTCGAGAACTGGTTGGCTCGTGGGCGGGTCGACCCCGGAAAGATGGCGTCATGAGTGCGCGGCCCATCACGCCTGTCGGCGTTCCGCTGTCCTCGGACATCGAGGTTCGTGCAAACAGGGCGAGTCCCTACCGGGCTCGGGTTCGCTGGGTCGACCCGGTGACGAAGAAGCGGCCGTCCAAGTCAGAGGCGTTCGACACCGCTGAGGCTGCACAGGAGTGGATCGACAAGCTCGTGCGCCTGGCGCAGCTCGGCGTCACACCGACCATGGCCACGATGACGCTCTCCGAGTACGGCGAAGCGGTGTCCACCCTGGCGCTCCGCGGCTTGGAGAAGAAGACCCTTGATCCGTACCTGGCAGGGTGGCGAAAGCGCGTCGTGCCGACCATTGGGCACCTACCGGTTGCCATGATCACCCATGGTGTGGTCGACCGGGCTGTGCACGCGTGGATCGCTGAGGAGTACAGCCGGTCCACGGTGAAGAACAGCATCGCGGTACTTGTCCGGATCATGGAACAGGCATTGCGAGACGGAATCGTGGAGAAGAACCCCGCTCGGGTAACCGGGTGGCAGCACGAGTACGCCCGCGCCGAGGATGAATTGGACGACCCGCGTTCACTCGCTCTGCCGGATTGGGACACGCTCACCGCCTTGGCCACCGCGCTCGTTGCTCGCTCATCGGGCCAATTCGCCGGGTGGGGCAACGTCGTCTTGTTCGCGGCGTCCACCGCGGCTCGAATCGGGGAGGTCTCCGGCGTCCGTGGTGGGGACATCGATCGGCGTACCTGGATATGGACCGTCCGCCGTCAGACCACCACCGGACCCGGCGGATTGATCGACAAGGGCACCAAGGGCAAACGTGCGCGAAAGGTGCCGTTGATCCCGGAAGTTCGAGACCTGGTCGCCAGTCGGTTGGACGCGATCGGACCGGATCCGGCGGCCCGATTGTTCACCGGTCCTCGCGGTGGGCGGATCTCGACGGCGGTTCTTCGGGACGCGACGCATTGGGACGAGGTGGTCACCAAGCTCGGATACGAACACCTCCGGCGGCACGATCTCCGGCATACCGGGCTCACGTGGATGGCGGACGCAGGGGTTCCTCTGCACGTTCTCCGCAAGATCGCGGGACATGGATCGCTGACCACGACACAGCGGTACCTGCACCCGGATCTTCAGACCATCCACGACGCCGGCGACTCGCTCACGGCCTACCTGGACACGGGGCGGTCCCCAAGTGGTCCCCAACTGCGGGCCGTCTAGATCAAGTCATGATCCATCCGAAGACACGAAAAAGCCCTGCCGAGCAGGCAATATACCTGTTCAGCAGGGCTTTTTCAGACCGTCGGGACGACAGGATTCGAACCTGCGACCCCTTGACCCCCAGCTTCGGACACTGGGAGCGCTGTACTCGGCCAGGTAATGCGAGGTCGGTGCTAAGCGTAGCGCGACGGGTCAAGGACGCTCAAAACGATCTACACCAGACGTAGGTCCGGCCGACCGCGCGAGGGCACCGCACGCGGCCCGTGGGTCCCGCTGGCCGCCACGTCCGTGGCCCACTCCGTGCCCTCCCCATCATCTCGCTCGACCACTGTTGCCTGACAGAGCACGCCGACGCAGCGTCGTATGAGGTCCCGCGCGCGTGCGATCGGCAGGTGGCTGCGCACCACGATGGTGTTCGTGTCGTGGTAGACGCGGGCCGGCGTGTCCAGGTCGTCGTCGACCATCAGGGTGATCGACGGCAACTGGTGGGCGGCGGCGTAGCCGACTGCGAACAGCGCTGCGAAGTCTTCGTCGTTGGTGGTCACGCTCTGCTGAGCGTCGCTGATCTTGTGTCCGTTACGGGTGGAATCTCAAGGTCACCCGGTCGGCGCAACTTACTTGGCTTCCCCCGTGACGAAGCGTAGTAAGGGCTGGTGAGCTACTCGTCCCTGACCGCTTCCAGCCTCGGCGCTTCGTCGGAGACGTCCGTCGACAGGCCCGTGCGGAAGTGGCGGTTGGGCTGCCTCTTCACGCGGCGGGCGAGTTCTGCCAGGAGGTCGTCGTCGGGTACCGCGGTGAGGTCCGGTGTTGGCGGCAGGTTGATGCCCGCGAGCAGGTCGTGGTCGGTGATGTCGCTGCGGGTGTGGCCCGCGAGGCGGAGTGCCTCGTCGATGTCGAGTCGTACGGCGCTGGCGGCGCGCACGACGGTGTCGGCTTTGGGGTTGGCGTTGAACCGGCTGCCGCGCTTGACTTCGTAGCCGCGTTCGAGGGTGACCCAGAGCGTGGGGCTGATGCCTGCTGCTCGGGCGGCCTCACTCTTGCCCATCCCCCGACGGATGCGCGCTGCCTCAAGGGCTGCGCCTAGGGGCCAGTGTGGTTGGTCGCTCACAGGGCTCAATGATCCAGCGTAAAGCGCCGTAAAGCTAGCTGTTGGTCGTAAAGCCCACTCTTGGACCACCGGTCCACACAGGTGTTCGACGCACTTCTCGTGTTGCTGGACCAAACGGCAGAACCAAGCCTTCCGCTTTACAACGCTTTACAGTACGCTTTACGACATGGCCAGCACCGACCTCCCCCAGCGAAGGGCAGACCTCGAAGCCCTCCGCATCGACCGCGGCCACACCCTGACCACGCTCGCAGCAGCGGCAGGCATCTCCCTGCCCTACATGTCGCTGATCGAGTCCGGCCACCGGAACCCGCGGCCCCCAGTCGTCAAGCGGATCGCCGACGCCCTCGGCGTCCGCCCCGCAGACCTGCACATCCACGCAGCTTGACCCCAGAAATGCGGAAAGCCCGCTCGGACCGAGAACCACCTCGGGAGCGGGCTTTCCAGGAGACGACGCCCCGGAAGGCACCGATGACGACAACCATACCGGCACCTGTCACCCCACCCACCCCCGACCTCGTGGCGTTCCTCGCCGAGTACTGGGGCGTGAAGGTCACCACCGCCAGCGACATCCCGGCCGCCCAGTGCGAGTGGTGCGCCGAGGTCGACGCGATCACCACGGTCCGAGTGATCGGCGACCCGCCCGACGACTCGACCGCTTGGGCCGCGCGCGACTGCTGCCGCGCCTGCACGGAGCCGGTGTTGGCGGCGGCGCACGCCGAGCAGCGCGAGGGCTCCCGCCACCCGATCCGGCTGGAGCTGGCGGCATGAGCTGGCGCGACAAGGCCCGCGAGGCCGCCGAGCGGCTCGTCGTCGGCAGCACCGAGCTCGACAACCAGCAGACCCAGAAGGAACTCGACGAAGAGCTGCGCAAGGCAGCCGAAGGGACACAGCAGTCATGACCCAGCCCAGCAACGGCCTCGCCCCCACCAACGGCCAGGGCCAGCGCCCGAAGCAGCCCGTCGCGCTCGGTCGCCCGCAGAACGACTTCGACACCGCGTACCGCCTGTCGGGCAACCTCGCCGCGTCGAGCCTGCTGCCGGACACGCTGCGCGGCAAGCCGTCCGACGTCCTGGTGACGGTCCTCTACGGCCAGGAACTCGGCCTCGCGCCGATGCAGGCCATCCAGTCGATCTACGTCGTCAAGGGCCGGCCGACGATCTCCGCGCAGCTGTGGGTCGCGCTCACCCGGCGGGCTGGCCACAAGTTCCGGGTGATCGACGAGACCCCGGAGTCGTGCACCGTGGAGGTCGAGCGGTCGGACGACCCCGGCCACCCGACGCGCGTCACGTACACGCTGGAGCAGGCCCGCGTCGCCGGGCTGCTGTCCAACTCGACGTGGCGGAACCACCCGCACGCGATGCTCTACGCCCGCGCTGCGTCCACCGCGTGCCGTCGGGCGTGCCCGGAGATCGCGTTGGGCTTCTACGACGAGTTCGAGATGACCGTCCAGGAGCCCGAGCGGCCGACGCTAGCGCAGGTGGCCGCCGAACGCGTCGACCAGGCGACCGCACCCGCCGCGCCCGCACCCGCGGCTGATCCGGAAGCGGACGACGACGCGCTGCTGGCCGAGGTGAACGCCATCGCGGCCGAGCGCGACCAGCCGGTCGACGCCGAGGTCGTCGACGACCCGACCGACGTAACCGGCTGGCCCGAGGTCGCACAGCCCGGCGGTGCCCGGTGACGACCACCGAGAACGAGCGCACGACCGCGGACCTGCTGCTGGAGTGGGACCGGCAGCGGCCGCGGTCCCGCCAGCGGCAGCTCGGCTGGTCCGAGATCGGCGGCTGCCGCCGCCGCGCTGGCTACCGGCTGGCCGGGGTCGAGCCGTCGAACGCGGGCGGCTCTGTCCAGGCCGTCATGGGCACCGCCATCCACGACGCCGTCCAGCGCGTCCTCAACGAGATCGCGGCCCCCGACGACCTCGTCGAGCACCCCGTCGTGTTCGCCGGCATCCCCGGTCACCTCGACCGGTACGAGGCCGACACCGCCACCCTCATCGACGTCAAGACCACCTCCTCCAGGTGGCTGGAGCACATCAAGCTCCACGGGCCCGACCGCAACCACCTCTGGCAGCTCGGCGGCTACGGTGCCGCGCTGATCCAGGAAGGCCGCAAGGTCCGGCGGGTCATCATCGACTACCTCGCCCGCGACACCGGCGAACTCCACCGGTGGGAGGGGAAGTTCGACCCGCAGTGGGTGCGGGACGCGCTGGACTGGCTGGAGAACGTCCGCCAGGCCGACCTCGAGATGCTGAACCGGGACTACGCGCCCGACACCGCGTTCTGCGGGCACTGCCCGTTCCTCGACACCTGCTGGGAGGGCGCGGTCCCCAACCGCGACCCGCGCAGCGTGCTGCTCGTCGAGGACCCGGACCAGTTGAAGTGGGCGCAGCAGCTCGTCGACGCGCGCGCTGCGGTCAAGGCCGCGAAGGCGCTGGAGGACGAGGCGAAGGGCGCGCTGGACGCGTTGCGCCCCAACGACTTGGGGAAGTCTGACCCGATCGACGTCGGTCTGCCGGGCGGCAAGTGCCTCCAGTGGTCGATCACCGAACCCGAGTACCTCGACGGCGACGCGGTGAAGTTCGAGTACGCGAAGGTCGGGGCGAAGCCGCCGATGAAGACCGGCAGCCGCCGCGTCGAGCTGAAGTTGGTGGCCAAGCCGAAGCCGAAGAAGGGCGCGGCGTGAACTCGCCCGCGTCGATGCCTCAGCGGCGGCCGTTCCACCCGGTCCGGCCGCCGCTGGAGCAGCGCCAACCCCCGCCACCCCAGTGGCACTGCCCGCTGCGCATCTACACGTCGCCCGAGGCCGCCGATGCCGCGCTCGGCGCGATGTGGTCGACGCCCGGCTACCGGGCTGGCGCGCCGATGGAAGCCCACGTCATCCGGTGCCGCCGCCACAACGGCCGCCCGGTCTGGCACCTCACCGCCCAAGACCAGGAAGGACGAACCGCATGAGCAAGCCCAAGAGGTTCGACGCCCGCACGTGGCAGGGCGCTCGCGGCACCACCAGCCTCGTGCTGGAGGAGACCACCGCCGACAGCGAAGCCGCGAACCTGTGGGTCGCCCGCGACGGCGACGGCCCCAGCGTGCTGCTGTCCCCGGCCCAGATGCGGCAGCTCGCCTCCGAACTGGCCCGCCGCGCCGACGTGATCGACCCGCCCAAGCGGAACTGGACGGATGCGCCCAACACCCCAGCCGCGATCATCGGCGACTTCCTGCACAGCGGGAAAGCCGCCACCGAGCACATCTTCGGCACCGGCGGCGAGACCCCGGCCGAGAGCAGCATGCGGATCGCGCACCTCTGCACCGCGTTCGCGGTCGTGGCGGTCATGGCCGAACTCGCCGCTGCCGCACCCACCCGCGCCGCCGCGATCAGCAAGCTGCTCGGCGACGCCTGGGACTCCGGCGACACCGTGCACGAGCTGATCTGGGAGTGGCACGAGGCGCACGCCGCCGGGAAGCCGGTCGGGTTCGAGCCCGAGCAGGTGCTCGAACTGGAGGGGCTGGCCCGCGATGTCTGACACCGCCCGCACCATCGCCCGGAACGCCTCCCGTCGCGCCGCTGGTACCTCGGAGCCCGCCACCCCCGAGGTCCGCGAACAGCTCCTCCGGTCCGGGTGGTCGACGACGCAGCGGCCCGGCCAGTGCGCCCGGTGCCGCACCCCGTTCTACCCGCCCCAAGCCATCAAGTACGAGCGCACCGACACCCCGACGGACGAGTTCCGCGCCGACTGCTGCCCAGGAGACGACCGTGCCTGACCAACTGGAACTCGCGCTCGCCGACCGGCGGGCCGGGCAGGAAGCCAACCTCGCCGCCGGCACCGCGGCCCACCGCGACCACCGCGGCGTCGTGGAGACCGCCGTCGCCCTGTGCGCCCGCAACCACCGGCCGTTCACCGCCGACGACGTCCACCGCCTCGTCCAGCACGAGATCCCCGGCGGCTACGACCGCAACCTCGTCAGCAGCGTCATGGGCCAGTGGGCGTCGTCGCACCGCATCCTCCGCCAGCCCGGCCTCGTCCCCTCTTCCGCCCGCGCCCGCAAAGGCTCCCGCAACGGCTGGTGGCTCGGCAACCGCACCACCGCGACGCCGTTACCGCGTGCCGCGACCGCCTGACCGTCCACACCAGACCAGCAACCCGCGCCCACTCCCCCTGGGCACGGGCCGCAACCCGTTACACACCAAGGAGAACCGTGGACCGCGAGACCTACACCGAAACCCTCATCCCCCTCGCCATGCGACTCGTCGCCACCGTCCACGACGAAGGCCCCGACGACATCGCCGGCGCACTCGCCGCCATCCACGCCATCCCACCCCCCGACGGCACCGACCCCAGCACCACGCTCGCCGTCCTCCTGGCCGCCATGGTCAACCCCGCCCGCACCACCATCGAACTCCTCGGCTGGACGCAAGGCCTCACCCCCGGCGCCAGCGCGAACCTCACCGCGAACCCCCTCGCCGTCGAAATGGCCCTCGCCGGCGTCCTCCCCGCCCGAGCGCTCAACCCCGCCGAGATACACACGGCCGTCACCATGCTGATCGACCGCGGCTACAGCGAAGCCGACCTCCGACAGCACCTCCAGGCCGACTACGCCGACGTCCGCCGCTGGGCCAGCCGAGCCCGCGCTGGCCGCCAGCGCGCCTCGTAACCCGACCACCAGCGGCCTGACCAACCGCCTCCACTCCCCCCTCGCCAGGAGGCAGCACCACCGTGAACACCAACCGCTGGGACTTCGAACGCGCCGTCACCGCGAGCAACCTGCCCGCACCGTCCCGGCTCGTCCTCCTCGTCCTCGCCATCCGCGCCGACGCCACCACCGGAACCATCCCCGCGGAGTTCTCCCCCAGCCACGCCCAACTGGCCGCCGACACCGGCCTCTCCCGGCGCGCCATCGTCACCCACCTCGCCGCCGTCGAAGCCGACGGATGGCTCCGCGTGAAGCGCGCCCCCATCGCCCAACAGCGCGCCGAACACACCCCCAACCAGTACCGCCTCGCCCTCCCCAAAACCACCGAAAAGCTAGTGCAGGACGTACACCCGGAACCCCCGAAAGCTAGTGCACCAGCTGCACCACCCCCCACCAGAGCTAGTGCACCACGTGCACCCAGGCTAGTGCAGGAGGTGCACCAGGCTAGTGCAGGAGGTGCACACAACCAGACCACTACTAACCAACTACACAACCAAGCGCCTAGCGGCGCTACACGCACGAGCGCAGGCGCACGCACGCGAGCAACCCTCGAACACCTCAACGCCACCGCCGTCACCCGCCCCGACTCCATGACCCTCGTCAGCACATGGGCCCGCACCCTCAAAGCCCCCATCCGCCTCCCCGTCCAACGCGAACTCGCCCGAGAGATCGACCGCCTCCGCGACGACCTCCGAGCCGACGTCGACCCCACCCTGCTCCAAGCCGCCCTCAACCTCTGGGCCGCCAAAGGCCGACGACCCGCCTTCCTCCCCCACTGCTACGACGACGCCGCACAGAGCGCCCGAGCAGCCACAACGCCGGACGTCCCAGGGTCGCGCGTGCACCAGCCAGCGCGACCTTCGACCACCGACCAGCGAGTCGCCGCCGTCCAGGCCCTGCGGGAGCAGTGGCGCGCAGACGGCCGCCTCGACGACGACGCCAGCCATGACCGCCACCTTCGAGCCCTTCCTGGAGCTGCCTCGTGAACACCGACGACACGTTCGACCTGTTGATGAAGATCGCCGCGTACGACCAGCGCACCATCGGGGACGGTGACGTCCTGGCGTGGCAGGAGGCGCTCGGGGACGTGGTCCTCGGCGAGGCGTTGGAAGCGGTGACGGCGTTCGAGCGCTCGGAGACCGCCCAGCGGCGCCGGATCATCCCTGCGGACGTCGTGCAGTGGGTGGCGTGGTCGCGGCGCCAGGTGGTCGAGGAGCGGCACACCGAGGCCGAGTTGGAGCGGTCGCGGGCGAAGGCGCTCGCGTCGTGGGGTGCCGAGCCTGCGCGGGCGTTGCCGCCGGGCGGGATCGTGGGCTCGGACCCGACGGGCGGCCGGAACGAGTCCGCGTTGCTGCGGGCGCTGTGGGACGAGACGCTGCCCGCGCCGTGCCCGCCGAAGCCGAAGGGCTGTGGCTCCGAGCCGGGCCAGCGGTGCTTGAACCCGTACACCGGGTTGACGACGAAGATCCCTCACCCTGCGCGTATGCGGGACGCGGCGGCTTCTTCGTGATCCCGCCTTCCGCTTTACGTCGCTTTACGCTACGCTTTACGACATCACCTCAGCGGTGACACCAGCTTCAAGGAGACGACATGCCGAACACCACGGGCCTGACCAGCCCCCGCCACGCGAAGCGCCCGCTCCGCGCCTGGCTCGACGCCCTGACCGCGAACCCGATGGTCGCGACCACCGTCGACGCCCTGCTCGTCGTGATCATCGTGATCGCGGTCCTCGGCACCCTCACCGCCTGCGGCCCCGACCAGCCCGCGGTCCCGACCATCACGCCGGTCACCTCGACCGCGCCCGCCCCGCAGCCCACCACGACCTGGGAGCAGGTGGGCGCGTGAACCTCCTCAACGCCACCACCGGCCCCATCTGGCCCACCGAGGACCCCGACGAGCCCACCTGGCCCGACACCAACCCCGACGACGACAACCGCGGCCCGTTCGACGCCTACCTGCCCGTTGAGGAGACCACTGTGGACGCCGAGCAGACCCCCGCCCAGAAGACCGCCGACGCCTTCACCGCGCTCGTCGACCACCTCCGCGCCCACCCCCACCTGTCCACCGTCAACGTCCTCGCCGACGGCCGCGCCCAGATCACCGCCCGCCGCAGCGACGGCTGGAACGAGACCACCGCGCTCCTGGCGTGGGCCGAAACGCTCGTGCAGCTCACCGACGTCGAGCTCTTCTGCTTCGGCACCGCCCGCAAGGTGTCCGTGGAGCTCAACGCCGGACCGCTGCGCGTGTGGACGACGCTCCCCATTGCCGACGACTTCGGCTTGCAGCAGGGCGACAGCCGCACGATCACCTTCATCGAGCTGTACGAGGCCATCGCGCCCGCCGAGGTGACCGCGTGAACGCCATCATCGACCGCGCCACCCTCCTCGCCGACTTCCTCGACGAGCACGCCCAGCACATCAACGAGACCACGTTCACCAGCGCCCGCGTCGGCTGCTTCGACATCGAGGTCCAGTTCAGCGACGGCATCCGCCCGATCCTGTTCGCCCTCGACGCCTTCCCCGACGCGACCATCACCGTCCGCTCGGTGACCAACGCCAACGGCGACCGGACCTCGTTCCACATCCTGATCAGCAGCAGCTACCGGGGCTCGAAGACCGTGATCGTCTCGCTCGCCGACGCCAACGACCCCGCCCTCGACTGGGCCTGGTTCAACGGCGAACCGACACGCGACGAGCTCGTGGTCACCGCCGCGTACCTGCGCGAGGCACTCAACGCCACAGAGGCGGTGGACCGTGGCTGACGAGCACCCCCTGGAGGGCTTCACCGAGTCCGACCAGAGCAACGGCGACCGCCGCGAGGTCAGCATCACGGACGGCATCCTCACCGTCGAAATCCGAGACCTCAACAGCTACGACTCGGTGACCCGTCACTACCGGCTGACCGAGGTCGAGCAGCGGTGGGTCGAGGTCCAGGCGTGAGCCTGATCTACGTCGGCAGCGACAACGGCCCGGAGGCAGACAGCGACCCGCTCGTCTGCCTCCGGGCACGCTCCGACGGCTACGCAGCCACCTGCGGGCAGAACGACCACTGCCCCTCGTGCCAGCTCTGCACCGACGTCCACGCCAGCGACTGTCCCGAAAGGACCCACGCGGTGAACACCCTCCACGAGGCCCGCACCGCAGCCGGGCTCGCCCCGATCCACGAGCCCACCCCCACCCTCCCCACTCCGGAGGTCTTGCCCGCGTGGGCGAAGGGATACCTCGACCTGCCCATGCCCCCCGCCCCAAAGGACCCGCGATGACCGAGCAGACCCCCGCCGTGGCTGACGAGACCCCCAACCCGGCGGTCACCCGCGTGCTGCACGCCATGACCGATCGGCTGCACGAGAGCCTCTGCAACTGCCGCGCCTACCCCGACTCGTGCGCGTCGCGGGACGACTACCGGCGCGACTCGCTGATGTGGACGTTCGGCCACGCCGAGGAAGCGCTGGACATGGCGATCGAGCAGGGCTGGACGCCGCCGGTCGAGACCCCCAACCCAGCCGACGAAGCCGCCGCGCTGGCTGCTGCTGGGGCGTGGACGAACGCATTCCCCGACCCGATCTACGGCGACCTGTGGCCACGGCTCGGGCCGGTGCAGCAGCGGATGCGCATGGTCAGGGCCCGCGCCGCGATCGCTGCCGCTCGCCCGTTCCTGACCGGCCCACTGGAAGCGGAGGTAGCCCGACTCCGCGCCGCTCTCGAAGCCGCCGACGCCGCGCTCAACACCGCCCACCGCATCGCCGACACCCACGGCAGCGACCTCCTCGGCCACGACGCCACCGAACTCGCCGAATTCCTCGACGCCGCGTCGACCGCTACCGGCGCCGTGCTGGCCGAGACCCCCGCCCCGACCACCACCGAGGGAGACCAGACCCCGTGAGCGAGTCCAACATCATCGCCACCTTCGCCGTGTACGCCGGGACCACCGTCGAGTTCGACCTCGACGTCACCGGGATGACCGACACCCAGATCGCCGACGCCGTCCGCGCCGAGGCCGGCGCTCACCTCGACACCCAGTTGTGCCACCAGTGCGGCAGCCGTGTCGTCGACCCGCAGGCCGAGGAGATGACCGGCCTCCAGGTGGACGACCGCGAGATCGACCTGTCCGAGGGAGAACAGACGTGAGCACCCCCGAGACGGCGTCGCTCGTCCAGCAGATCGCCAACCTCCGCGACGTCATCGACGCCCAGCGGATCCAGATCGCCGCCCTCCAAGCGCTCGACGCCCCGACGCCCGAGAGCGCAAAGGCAGAAGCCGACGCGACCATCCTCGCCTGGGGCCCGCGCTTCCACTCGATGCTGTCCTGGGAGCTGGAGCACGAGGCCGACGCGCACACCGCGATCGAGGCCTGGGAGCAGTTGGTCCTCCAGATGGCCACCGCGAAGCACGCCGCTCCCGCCCCGTCCTCCGAGGACACCCCGCCCCCGCCCCGCGTGTGGCAGGAAGGCGACGACGAGCCCGAAGGCGTCGACCTACTCCGCGACACGGACGACGGCCACCGCGCGTTCCCGTTCGCCCGCCGCAACACCGACGGACGGTGGTGCTGGGTCAAGACCCCGGACGAGTCACCCTCGATGTGGCACGGCCTGCCCTGGAAGGAACTGCTCGCCGACGCCTACGGCCCGCTGTCCGAGGTCCCCACGCCAGGAGGGGCGACGTGACCGACCGGCAGCCCCGTCTCTCGCCCCAGCTGGTGGACCCCGCCACACAGGTGGTCAACCAGCTGGCCGAATCGATGCCCCACCAGCAGGCCGCGGTCACCGTCCACGCCGCCGCGCTGGACCAGCACGCCCGACAGATCGGACTCGGCGGACTCGCGGACGTCACCCGCCTGCACCCCGGACTCGCCGATCTGGCCGACATCGACACCACCCACCCCGCCATCACCGCCCTGTGGGCGCAGCACCAGTTGATGCCCGACGACCTCACCGTCCAGTGGTGGACCTACCCGCTCGGCGACCTCTACCAGACCCTGTCCACCGAGTCCCGCAAGGGCCGAGCCCTGTGCCAGACCCCGTGGTGGGTGGCGGACCTGCTGCTGCACACCAGTTACGACCGCGCCATCGAAATCTGGGACCGACCCAAGGTGATCGACCCGTCGTGCGGGACCGGACACCTGCTGCTGGAAACGTGGATGCGCACCCTCCGCGGCCGCCCCCGGTTGGCTGACGTGATGGTCGAGTCCGCGGACCAGGTCCACGGTGTCGACCTCGACCCCTACGCCGTACTGGTCGCCCGGTACCGGATGCTCGTGCTGGCCTGGGCAGCCCTGCGCCACACCCACGACACCACGGTGCTGCGCGAGTTGCCGCTGAACATCGCCGCGGCGGACTCGCTGCTCGACGACCACCCACTGCTGGAGCGCGGCCGGTACGAAGTGGTGGTCGCGAACCCGCCCTACATCGTCCCCCCCACTGCCGACATCGCACATGCGGTCCGCGCCCGCTACCCCGAGGTGTGCCACCGCCAGTTCAGCCTCGCGCTGCCGTTCCACGCGCTGATGATGCGGCTGCTCGTCGACGGCGGGTGGTGCGCACAGCTCACCGCGAACAGCTTCATCAAGCGCGAGTTCGGCACCCGGTACGTCGAGCAGTGGCTACCGCGGTTCGACGCACAGTGGGTGATCGACACCTCCGGCGCCTACATCCCCGGCCACGGCACCCCGACCGTGATCCTCGTGCACCGTAACCAACCCCCTGAGGGCGACACCGTCCGTGTCGTACAGGGGATACGGGGCGAACCGTCCACACCGGAGGACCCGTCACGGGGGTTGGTATGGACCGCGATCCGGGACGCGGTTCACAACCGGGAAGCGGTGCCCGTCGACCAGAAGGAAGCCTTCGAGGAGTGGGTGTACGGCGACGACACCGCCGAGCAGCCCGCTGGTGTGACGCCGCTGGCGGGGCACCCGAACAACGTGACGTTCGAGCGGCCGGAGCACTTCGGTGAGGCGGTGTCGGCGTGAGCGGCCCCGTACCCCCTCCGCTGGCCGTCGGCGACATCGTGGAGATCACCGGCTCCGTCTACGCGGGCGAACGCGCCACCGTGACCGCCGTCCCCGAGGTGATGTACCGGGACGACCCCGGCCCGCGCGTGTGGCTGGAGATCGTGCGGCCGGAGAAGGTGCCGTTCGCGCCGCTCGTGGACCAGGTGCGCCGGGTCGACCCCGTACCCACCCCCGAAGGCGACCTCCGCACGAGGATCGAGCGGGCGATCGTGGCCGAGGACCTCCAGTCCGACACCCGCGCCCGCCGTGAGCCCGGCTACTGCGGCGTGACCGCCCGCGCCGACGCCGTGCTCGCCGAGGTGGAGCCGGAACTGGCCCGCCTCCGCGCCGAAGCCGACGAGTGGAAGCGCGCCGCAGAGGCCCAGTCGCAGGGGCGCTCCGCAGAGGTGGCTTCCCTCGTCCGCGACCTGCACGCCGCCCAGTTCGACGGGTCGACCTCGCTCCCTGACCGCCCGCTGGACACGGTGTGGAACTGGCTGCTCGACCTCGTCCGCAAGGACCGCTCCCGCCTGTCGGGGGGCAACACCCCCGCAGACGCGCGGGAGGTCCGAGCGCTTCGAGCCGAGCTGCGCATCGAAGAGGAGAACGTCGAGTTCTGCGAGAAGGTGCTGCACCTCGTGCTCCAGTGCTGCGACGGCCAGCAGGACTCGTGTCCCGCGCTGGACGCGGTCTACGGCGCCGTTCGTGGCGGGCATCGGCCGCCGATCGCTGACGCCGTGGTGCTGCCGGAGAACTGGCGGGACCAGATCGGCTGGCTGCTCGACGTCCGGCAGGGCGAGGTGTTGACGAAGGTCACCCGCCTGATCGAGATGTGGCGGGGCGAGCGCTCGGGAACGGGCGACGACTCCTCGCCGGGTTGGGGGTCGGCTGTCGCCACCCCCGAGGTCAAGGACACGCCATGCGAGTGGTGCGGCAGTGGGCGCTGTCCAGGGGCAAGGGACGGGTTCGAGTCATGCCGGATCAACCCGGCTGTCGCCACCCCCGACGACACACCAGCAGGCAGGGAGCACCCGCCGGGCGCGCGCCCTGTCACCTACATCCACGACTCCCGCGGCTGGACCCTCACCTGCGTGCTGTGCCCATGGACGGAGACCGTCGCGACCGCGAAGGAAGCGGAGCGGTGGGCCGAACTGCACGAGCACGTGTGCCCCGCCTCTCCCGTTGGGGACACCGAGGCACAGCAGGACGCCGCACCGCGCGAGGTCGTCCAGCACCGAGCCGAGACCCGCGAAGTCCTGCCCGGTATCTGGCTCACCACCTGCCACGGCTGCGACCTCGCCATCAGCGGCACCCACGACGAAGCCCAGGACGCTGCCGACGAGCACATCGCCGACACCCTCCAGATCGCCAAGGAGGACTGAACCATGGCCGACACCGCGATCCCGGACCCCGACGCTCCGCCGTGCCGGACCGGCTGCCCCCTGTGCGCCGGCGGACCCACGCTGTCCGGCGCGATGCGGTGGCGGCCCACCACCGAACAGGAAGCCGAGGCGTTCCTCGCCTCGTGGGCACCGTGATCCGCCTGCACGGGGTCTGGTGTGGACGGTGCGGCCGCCCCGGACTCGTCCACGACCCGATCACCGGCCGCACCTGGCACACCGACGGCGTCGTGCCGCCGTGCCAGACCAAACCACCCACGCCCGTCCAGGAGGTGCCCAGTGCCCAGCTGTGAAACCTGCAAGTGCAACTTCTGCGGTCGACGCGCGATAGTGGTCGACCAGCGCACCGGCAACCGCGTGCCGCACCGAGTGCGCGCCGGCCGGAAGGGCCCGCAGTGCGCCGGGTCCAACCGGCACCGCGACAGCGTCCCCGAGCAGGCGAAGGGCTCGGCCTCCCGGCCGGCCTTGGTGTTCAACCGCTTGCAGGTGTTCAACCGCGACACGTCGTCCTGGCACGACATCGAAGGCATCGGCCCGATCAGGACCACCAGCGACGGCGAGGCACGCCGTTGACCGCGCCCCAGGTGTTCGAGGTCGAGGTGCCGATGATCCCGCAGCCCTGGGGACGGCCCCCGCTCCCACCCCTCACCGCCAACGACCGCCTGCACTTCATGGTCCGCTCCAGCCGCACCAGGCTGATCCGCGAAGAGGTCACCCAGGCCGCGAAGGCAGCGGGCATCCCAGTGTGCGAGCACCTCACGGTCCGGCTGCACTACGCGCCGGGCGACAACCGGCGCCGGGACGAGGACAACCTGTACCCGACGTTCAAGGCCGCCTGCGACGCGCTCGCCCGCGGGCCGCGCCGGGACTGGGTCGGGCTGGAGCTGGTGCCGGACGACACGGCCGAGCACATGACGAAGCTCGCCCCCGTCATCCACCCCGGCCCCGGTATCCGGCGGCTGTGGCTCACCGTCGAGGTGACCCGATGACGTGGTGGGCGGTCGCCGCCGCGGTGCTGCTCGTCGCGTTGGTGAGCCTGCTGATCGCGGTCGTCGTGGCGGTGACCCGAGAAGACCCGCAGTGGCCGACCGTGCCCGAACCCGACGACAGGCTGGAGGAAGCCGTGAACCCGACGCTACGCAGGCGGCTGGCCGAGGCCGTGGTCGTCGCCGTGCTGATCGTGGTGGCGTGCGTGGGTGCGCCGGTGCTCGGCTGGTGGCTCTCGTGACCGCCGCGCTGGACGTGCCGCGCGTGCCGCGTTCGGTGCCGGACTGGCACCAGCTGGGGGCCTGCCAGCTGTTCCCCGAGCTGGACTGGCTGGAGGCGAAGCCCAGCACCCCGCAGGCGCTCGCGTGCCGGACGATCTGCGCGGCGTGCCCGGTCAGGCTGGAGTGCGCGCTCGGCGCGCTGGAACGCCGCGAGCGGTGGGGCATCTGGGGCGGGCTCGACTACGCCGACCGGAAGGCGGCCGCAGCCCAGTTCGGGTACCTGCCGCCGGGTGACCCGCCCGAGCACGGCGAACGCGCCCGCTACGTCAAGTGGCACTGCCGGTGCCCCGACTGCAAACGAGCGCACGCCGTCTACGAGTTCGAACGACGCGACAAAGCCCGCCGGAAGGCGAAACAGCACGGGGTGTGGCTGTCGCCGCTGCTCGTGCTCACCGCCCCCGTCAGGGTCGGCCGCGTGCGGGTCGGCGCGGGGCAACTGCTGCTGCCGCTGCCCGGCCTCCCGGCCCCGCGCGACGCCGAACCGGAGCCCGGACTACTTGCCCTCGTGGCCTGAAAGGACGCACCATGCTTCGACGGAGGATCGTCACCAGCGAGGAACAGGACGTTCACACCGGCTGGCGGAAGTACATGACCAGCTATCGGCGGGCTGGCGCAGCCTCCAAGGCCAAGCGGCGCACCCGCCGTCGTGAACGCCGAGAGGGCAAGGCCGAGACCGATCGGGAGGCACTGTGACCAGCACTGAGTACCCCGCGCCCGCCAACCTGGAGCCCTTCATCACCCGCGTGGGCGGCGTGTGGACCGGCCGCGCATACCCCACCGCCGAAGCCGCCCACGCCGCCGAGCCCGACGCGGTCGTGCAGGCCGACAACTACGTGTGCGGCCAGCGCCCCGGCGACACGCCACGCCACACCGAACCCATCCCGCGCGAGGCCACCACGTCCGCGTGGACGCCCGACCCAGGCCCTGACCCGCACCTCAGGTAGGTGACAGCGGGGGCGCACGCTCGCGCACGTGCCGCCCCCGCCACGCATCCCCGACGAGGTCCGCGAAGAGATCGCGGACTACATCCGCGCGCACGCAGGCACCCCGCAGGGCAGCGTCCGCGCCATCGCCGAACGCTGGGGCATCGCCAAATCCAGCGTCGGCCGCATCGCCGACCTGCACGGCCTCACCGACGCCTGGACCGAGGGAGCCGACCGCACCGAGGCCGCCACCACCGCGCGCCGCGTCTACCTCGCCGCCCAGCGCGCCCTCCTGCAGGAGGACTACCTCGACGCTGCCTCGGACCTGCTCACCCGGCTACACGACCCGGTCACGCACCTGCACGTCGTCAAGACCGGGTTCGACGAGAGCATCGAGCACACCGTGCTCCCGTCCGGCCCGCAGGAGTGGCGTTCCACCATGTCCGCAGTCGCCGCCGCCAACCGCGCCGCGGTCGAACTGGCGAAGCTGGACAACGACGACAGCGCGACCAACGCGACCGTGTCCTTGCTAGACCAGTTCGCAGCCGACCTCCAGGCCGACCGGGCACGCCGCGAGGAGGCCCCAGAACCGGCTGCCGAGTGATCAGCACCGCCCGGCTGTCGACCAAGCAGAAGGACTCGATCCTCGACGCCGTCTGCCGCATCAACCTCTGGGAGGGCGCGGTCCGGTCCGGGAAGACGATCGGGTCGATCATCGCCTTCCTGCTCTACGTCCGCTCCGCCCCGCCCGGCGCGCTGGCCGTCATCGGCAAGACGAAGGACTCGATCGCCCGGAACGTGCTCGACGTCATCGCCGACGTCCAGCCCGGCAGCATCGTCTACACCCGCGGCGCTACCACCTGCCGCATCCTTGGCCGCCTGGTCCACGTCATCGGCGCCAACGACGCCAAAGCCGAAAACGTCATCCGCGGCCTCACCCTCGCGGGCGCGTACGTCGACGAGGTCACCGTCCTGCCCGAGGCGTTCTGGAGGCAGCTCCTCGCCCGCAACTCGGTGCGCGGCGCCCGGATCTTCGGGACCACCAACCCGGACACGCCGACGCACTGGTTGATGAAGCACTACATCAAGAAGCTCGACCTGCCTGCGGGCCATCCGGACCGGCCGAACATGATCAGCTTCCACTTCCGGTTGCCCGACAACCCCAGCCTCGATCCCGAGTACGTGCGCTCCCTGATGGCCGAGAACACCGGGCTCTGGTACCAGCGCAACATCGAGGGCAAGTGGGTCGCCGCGACCGGCGCGATCTACGGGATGCTCGACGAGCCGGTCCACACCCGCACGGCACCGCCGAAGGACCGGTGGCAGGCCGCGTGGGTGGGCGTCGACTACGGCACCTCGAACTCCACGCACGCTGTCGCGCTAGTGCTGGCCGCCGACGACCTCGGCCGCGACTCCCTGTACGTCGTCTCCGAGTGGGAGCACGACGGACGCGAGAAGGGCCAGCTCACCACCGCGCAGCAGTCAGCCCGCATGATGACGTGGGCCGGGAAGGTGTTCGAGGACTCCCCGGTCGGGTTCGCCACCATCCTCGACCCCAGCGCCGCGCCCCTGCGCGTGCAGCTCCGCTCGGACGGGTGGCCGAGCGTGCGCGGCGCCGACAACCGGGTCGACATCGGCTTGCAGGCGACCGCGGCGCTGTTCGCCGGGCTCCGCCTGTTCGTCGACAAGGCGACGTGCCCGGTGCTGTGGGACCAGCTGTGCTCGTACGTGTGGGACGAGAAGGCGCTGGAGCGCGGCGAGGACGAGCAGCCGTTGAAGATCAACGACCACGGGCCGGACGGGCTCCGCTACGCGATCATGGCCGCCCGCTCGGTGTGGCGGCTGTGGCTGCCGACGCTCGCCGAGACCAGCGCCAAGGCCGCTTAGCTGGCCGCAGGTTCGCCGCGGGTCGGGGTCTTCACGGCCAGCGACCCGAGCATCGCGAGCACGCCAGCGCCCGCGAGGATCCATGCCCACGTCTGCCGGGAGCTGACCGCGCTGTCGCACTGGGTCCGCCAGTCCGAGGGGGCGCCGATCGGGGCCTTGTCGACCATGCCGAACCCGTTGCCGCAGTCGATGCTGTCGATGATGATGCTGTCGGCGGGGATGGTCACCGCGAACACGAGGGCGATGAGTCCGGCGATGGTGAGCAGGCCGCCGACGAGCAGGATGTACATGCGCGGGGACATCGTTTTCCTCCAGGGGTTGTCTATCAAGAGGGTGTCGCGGCGCGCCGGATACGCGTTACGGAGTGACACCTCGCGCGCACGCTCGCGCCCGTGCTCATCGAACCCGGCAGCCCGTGGCCCCCGCGCGCTCACCAGACCATGCGCGACAGGTGGCTCGGCTGGCGGGCCCTCTGGTCCGGAGACCTCCGCTGCCTCAAGGCCTACCTGCCCGTGCTTGCCCCCGGCGGCTACTGGTCGCGGCGCGCGCAGAAGTCCGGCGGCCGCGAGGTGCACGTGCCGCTCGCCGCGGACATCGCCCGCACCAGCGCCACCCTCGTTGCCGGTGACGCCCCGACGCTGAAGTGGGAGGACGACGACAAGGCCCAGACCGCGTGGAACGAGCTCGCGGACGAGATGGGCTGGGCGAACCTGGTCCGCGAAGCGTTCGAAGTCGCGTCGCCCACGGGTGGCGCGTTCCTGCGCCCGGCCTGGGACGAGGAGGTCGCCGACCACCCGCTCGGCCAGGCCGTCCCCGCGGACGAAGCGCTCGGCGAGTGGCGGTTCGGGCGGCTGCGCAGCGCGACGTTCGTGGTGGAACTCCCGCCGCCGACCGGATGGAAGCAGCTGGAGAAGTCGGAGGTGTGGCGGCACCTGGAGCACCACGAGCCCGGCCAGATCCGCCACGAACTGTGGCTCGGCACCACCACCAACGTCGGCTCGGCACGACCGCTGGCCGAACACCCCGAGACCGCGAACCGGCCAGCCGTCATCGACACGACCTCGATCCGCCCCAAGCGGGTCCTGGTCGAGTACATCCCGAACCTGCTCCCCAACCCGCTGATCACCCTGCCGATGGGCCGCTCCGACCTCCAAGGGGTCGAGGGGCTGATGGACATGCTCGACGAGACAGTTGACTCGTGGATGAGGGACATCCAGCTCGGCAAGGCGCGGATCTTGGCGTCGAAGGAGGCGATGGATCCGGTCTCTGCTGCGGGCTCGGGCGGCGGTGGCGGCCGTGGGTTGTTCGGCCGCCGCAACACCACCCCGGCGCGGTCGTTCGATGTGGACGCCGAGGTGTTCGAGTGGATGGACATCCCCGGCGAGGACTCGTCGGGCAAGCCCATGCCTTTCACCCAGGTGCAGTTCGAGATCCGGTTCGCCGAGCACGAGGCGACCGCGCTGTTCTGGGTCGAGCAGATCGTCAGCAGGGCGGGGTTCGCGCCGCAGACGTTCGGCCTGCACGTCGACGGCCAGCTCTCCGGGACGGCGATGAAGCGGCGGGACATCCGCTCGCACCAGACGAAGGACCTGAAGCGCGGCTACGCGAAGAACCCCATCGAGCGGTTCGCCGAGACGCTGATGCTGATCGGCGCGGCGAAGTTCTCCACCGCGAAGCCCAAGAAGCGGCCGGTGCTGGAGTGGAAGGAGTCCACCGCTGACCCGCTGGAGAACGCCCAGGTGATCGAGTTGCTCGCGCGGGCCCGCGTGGCTTCGCTGGAGGTGCTGGTCGCGATGGCGCACCCGGACTGGGACAGCGACCAGGTGGACGAGGAAGTCAAGGCGCTGCTGAAGGAGCGGGAGAAGGAGATGGCGCCGGTGATGTCCGGGTTCGAGCCGGGGCCGTTCGGCGACGGGAAGAAGCCGCTCGCCGACAAGCCGCCGGCCGCCGCGCTGAAGCCTCCCGCCCTGGCCAAGGAGTAGGCCGTGCGTGGCGTCAACCCCGCTGACGCGGCCCGCACCGTCAAGAACCTCGTCGACGTCTGGGACCTGGCTGCCGAGCGGATGCTCGCCACGGTGGCGCGCAGGCTCGCGCGCGGGATCACCGAGGACGGGTGGGCGGAGAACAAGGCCCGCGAGACCCTGCTCGTCCGCTCCGAACTCCGGGCGATCGTGGAACGCGACCTGTCGAGCGGGCTGGAGGAGCGTGCGGTCGACGCGCTGGGCGCGGCGTACGAGATGGGCGAGGACACCGCCGCGGTGCTCGGCCGCCAGATCGCCACGCAGCCCGGCAAGGTCGCCCGCCTCGTCAGCAGGTTCGTCGCGCAACTGCGTGGCACGTTCGTCCCGGTCATCCGCGCGCACGAGGACGTGTACCAGCGGGCGATCGGCGACTCCGAAGCGCTGATGCAGACCGGGACGATCGTCCGCCGTGAGGCGGTGGCGCAGGCGGTGGACCGGCTCGTCGCCGACGGCCAGGACCGGTTCGAGGACCGGAGTCAGCGGCGCTGGCACCTGGACTCCTACGTGCGCATGGCCGGACGCACCGCCGCGCTGCAGGCGTCCGTCGAGGGCCAGTTGGACGGGATGGTCGCCCGCGGCAAGGACCTAGTGGTCATCTCGGACAGCCCGCGCGAGTGCGAGCGGTGCCGCCCGTGGGAGGGCAAGCTCCTCTCGATCACCGGCGACACGTCGGGGGAGGTCGACGGCATCACGATCGCGGGCACGATCGGCGAGGCCGTCGCTGCGGGGCTGTGGCACCCGAACTGCACCCACCGGCCGGACCCCTACGTGTCGGGGCTGACGCGTATCCCCGAGCCGAAGCAGGACCCGGCCGGGTACGCGGCGGCGCAGAAGCAGCGCGCGCTGGAGCGGGACGTGCGCGAGCTGAAGCGGCGGCTGGCCGCGGTGCAGGAGCTCGGGGACACCAGCACGGCGCGGGCGCTGCGCGGGAAGATCCGAGCGAAGCACCAGCAACTCGCGGACAACGCCGAAGAGCACGGGCTCAACCGGCGGCGCGAACGCGAGCGCCCGGTGGAGGGCACGCCGGACGACACGACCGACAAGGCCGCTGGCACGACGCCGGGCCCGAAACCCAAGCCAGCGCCCGACCCGGAGCCTGCTGTTCCAGCCCCGCGCGCAGCGGAGCCGTCCGAGCCTGTCGGTCCGGTCCTGGATGAGGAGCCGGTGCGGGTGCTGTACAAGGTCGACGGCCCCGTGCTGGGCGACCTGGTGCCCGTGGGCGAGCCGACAGACGAGGAGACCCGCACGATCACAGCCGCGGTCGAGGCCCGGTTCAACGGCACGCACGCCGGGTTCGAGGTGGAGACGACGGAGGTAAGGGCCGAGGCGGGCAAGCTGGTCGTGGCTGGCCGGGTCCGCTCGGCCAGCGGGGAGGACGCGGGCGAGTGGCAGCGCGAGTTCTACCGCGACGAGGCGGGCGCTGTGGCCGCGTACCACGGGTACTTGCAGCTCGGGCCCGAGTTCCAGGGTCAGGGGTTCGCGAAGTCGTTCAACGCCACGATGTACGAGTGGTACCTCGCGTCGGGGCTGACGTACGTGAAGACCTACGCGGACGTAGACGTGGGCGGCTACACGTGGGCCCGACAGGGCTGGGAGTTCGAGCAGGAGCGGGAAGCGCGCCGGGTGCTGGAGCGGGTGCGCCGGTACATGACCGTGGACGGGGTGGGCCCGGACGAGGTCGCGGCCGCGGAGGCGCTGCTCGCGCGTGCCGAGCAGCACGCTTTCGGGTCGGACGGGTTCCCGTCGGCGTTCGAGATCAGCCAGCTCGGCCGCCGGCCGGGTCGGGATCCGTGGCTTGGGAAGAGCGCCATGTTGGGCTCGGATTGGAACGCGGTGCTGTGGCTGTAGACCGGAGCGTCCCTGTCCCGCCGTCGTTGGCGCGGCGGGCCCAGTTGCGTGCGTTGGCGGCGCTGCACGACGAGTGGGTGGGCGAGCACCTCGCTGCGGCCCGGTTCGATCCGGTGCGGGCGCGGGCGAAGACCCCGTCGGACTACAACCTGCACTACCTGGATGTGAACCCGAGCGCGGCGGCTGAGGATGACTTCGCCGCGCGTGCTGCTCGGGTCATGGGGTTGGCGTAGGGGCGGGGTTCTTCTTGCGGGGGGTGCGGTTGCCTTTGCCGGGTGCGGCTGCGACGGCGGCGGTGACGAGGTCGGCGAGGTAGCGGTTGCGTCCGCCGCGGCCTGGTTCGCGGTCGTGGGCGGGGACGCCGAGGCGGTTCATGCGGTTGCTGACGACGCTGGGTTTGATGCCGCAGTGCTCGGCGACTTGGTCGGTGGTCCAGAGTTCGTCTGCCATGCAACCCATGATGCTCGACTGTCGAGCGTCAGGCAAGGGCAGTGCTCCGTTCGGGTGGCGTCGCCCCCGCCTGGTTGCATAAAGCTCGACAGTCGAGCATGATGGTTACAGCAGCCAAGAACACCACCCCGGAGGACGAGATGATCGCCGAAGCCACCACCACCGAGCAGTCCACCACCAGCCCCGACAAGATCGCCCACGCGGGCTGCCCCTTCTGCTTCGTCGCCCCCGCCCCTGGCGATCCGGTCATGGCCCTCTGCGGCGAGATCATCACCTTCAAGGGCACCAGCTCCGAGGGCACCGACTGCCCGATGTGCATGGACGTCGCCCAGACCGTCATGGTCGACCGGGCCTGCCGCTACTGCCCCTGATCGGCCCAGCCAGAGCCCCCGACCCGAAAGGGCGGGGGCTTCTCGCGTGCCCACCAAGCACACATCCATCACCTATGAATGCGTCCAAGGGTCGGCCCCAGGTAACAGCCGCTCGCCACGGTCGGCACATGACCACGAGACCCATCACCACCGGCCCCACTTCCACGTCCACCGGCCTCGACTTCGGGAAGGCACTCGACGCGCTGCGCACCGGGGCCCGCGTTGCCCGAGCAGGCTGGAACGGCAAGGGCATGTACCTGTTCCTCGTGCCCGGATCCACCTTCACCGTCGAGGCGTCGCGCCCGATGGGCAAGGCCTCGCCCGAACTGGTCGGCTCGCAGGTGAACTACCGGCCGCACATCGACATGAAGACCGTCGACGGCGAGATGGTGCCGTGGGTGGCCTCGCAGTCCGACGTGCTCGCGGACGACTGGGCGATCGTCTGACCGCTGGGTGACAGCGTGCCGTGACCCTCGCGGTCATGGCACGTACCGACATCGCAGTCCTCGACACCACCCCCGCGGGCTCCGAGCCCACCATGACCAACGTCGACGCCAGCGCGTCCCCGAACGGGATGCAGTTCACCTGGACCGAGACCGCCCGCCTCCTGGTCACGACCAGCGGCACCCTCACCGCCCCGACCTTCGACATCCCCGTGCTCGTCGCGGGCCAGGCCGTGACCGACCTCGTGGGCTCGGTGCAGGCGACCACCCCGGTCGGGAAGTTCTTCGGCCCCTTCCCGCCTGCCTACAGGCAGGCCGACGGCAAGGTGTACGTGAACTTCTCCAGCGCGACCGGCGCGAAGTGCTGCGTCATCGACTGACCGGGTGACACGGTGCGGTGACCGTGTGCCCTGTGACGAACCCCGCAGCGCCACAGGGCGCACCCGCCACCCCCGCAGCACCGGCCGCCCCGTCGAGCGCCCCCGCGCCCGCAGTGACCCCGCCCGTCCCCAGCCCGCCGCCCTCCGCGCCCGCGTCCCCCGCGGTGCCGACCGCGCCCGTGAGCACCCAGCCCGCGGCCCCGGCGACGCCGCCCGATGCGGGCAAGACGTTCACGCAGGACGACGTCGACCGAATGATCAAGGATCGGCTGGAGAAGGACCGCACGGCGCAGAACAAGCGGCTCGCCGAGGCCTTCGGCATCACCGACCCCAACGCGCCCGTCGACCCCGCCGCCGCGCTCAAGACCGCGCAGGAGCAGGCCACCGCCGCAGTGCAGCGCGCCGACCTCGCCGACGCCCGGTCGCTGGCCGCGCTTGCCGGGGTCAGCAAGGAGCACGTCGACACGTTCCTCAAGCTCGTCAACCTCGGCCCGCTCAAGGACATCGACCGCACCAACCCGGCTGCGGTCACCGCCGCCATCCAGCAGGCCGTGGACGCTGCGCTCACCACCGCGCCGATGTTCAAGGGCTCCGCGCTCCCGGCTGCGTCCGGCGGGGACCGCACCACCCAGCAGGACGGCAAGCGCGTCTACACGCGGGCGGAACTCAAGGGCATGACCCAGCAGGAACTCGGCGCGATCTCGGCCGACCTCCAGGTCGCCGCCCGCGAGGGCCGGATCACCGGGTAACACCGCCCGGCCACCGTTCACGCCATCGGAGGGAACGCCCGGACTACTCCACCGGGGACACGGAGGTAACCGCCCGAACTCCGCGGGCCGTCATGAAAGCAGCCACGCGGAGAGGAGATCCAACCCGTGTCCGTGGCAACGTACATCCCCGAAGTCTGGATCGCGGCGCTCGTCGCGCCGCTGGAGACCAAGCTGGTCTACGGCCAGCCCCTGATCTGCAACCGTGACTACGAGGGCGAAATCCGCGAGTTCGGCGACACCGTGACGGTCAACACCGTCGGTGACCCGACCATCAAGGACTACACCCCGTACGTCACCGAGGTCCTGCCCGAGCGCATCAACACCGCCGCTCGCAAGCTGAAGATCGACCAGGCGAAGTACTACAGCTTCGAGGTCGACGACATCGACAAGCGTCAGGCCCGCGGTGACCTGATGACCAAGTCGATGCAGCGCGCGGGCTACGGCATCGCGAAGGTCATCGACACCTACCTCGCGTCGTTCTACACCTCGATCCCCAGCGGCCAGGTGCTGCCGGACTTCGCGGTCGTCGGCACCGACGAAGAGGCGTGGGGCAAGCAGGCCTACTACAACCTCGTCGACCTCCAGGTCCTGATGGACGAGAGCGACATGCCCGAGGAGGGCCGCTACGCGGTCGTGCCCCCGTGGTACCGAGGCCTGCTCCAGCGCAACCCGAACTTCTCCCGCGTCAGCGAGTACGGCTCCGGCCAGGTGCTCATGAACGGCGAGATCGGGCGCACCGCAGGCTTCTCGGTCGTGGTGTCGAACAACACCCCGAAGCCGTCCGGGTCCACGAACTTCATCCAGGCGGGCGTGGCCGGTGCGGTCTCGATGGCGCACCAGATCACGGAGTCCGAGCCGTTCCGCCCGGAGAAGGGCTTCGCGGACGCCGTCAAGGGCCTGGAGGTCTACGGCGGCAAGCTCATGCGGCCGGACCTGGTCGCGGGCGTCGAAGTCACCCGTCCGAGCTGACCAGGAGGTCACGATCATGGCGCGCACAGCGCTTCCGTACACCGTCCTGGCGGGTAACGCCGCCATCACCCAGCCCGCCGGTACCGCGGTGGACGTGGCCAACGGCCACGCCATCGCGCACGCCGAGTTCGAGCGCACCCTGCTGCGGATCACGAACACTGCGGGCGCCGACAAGGTCGTCACGGTCAAGGCAGGTGCCTACCCGCCCGCGCTGGCGAAGGGCCTCGGTGACCTGACGTTCACGGTCCCGGCGACGACGGGCGTGTTCATCGCGGGCCCGTTCGAGTCCGGCCGGTTCATGCAGGCCGACGGGTCGCTCTACGTCGACTACGCGTCGGGCCACACCGGCACGACCACGGCGTTCAAGCTGCCGAAGGCGTGCTGACCGTGGTGGCCGAGCAGGGGTTCTTCAAGGGCGAGGGCGGCAAGGTCTGGACGATGGACCTGCCCCTGTCCGACGAGCTGGCCAAGCAGGTCGAGTCCGGCGTGCTGGCGCGCGTCACCGGCGTGGACGACCTGACGCCGTTCGATCCGGATGCGGAGCCGAAGCGGCTCACGCCGAAGGAGCAGCTTCAGGTCGACGCTGAGGCGCTCGGGCTGTCCACGGACGGCACGAAGGACGAGCTGACCGCCCGGATCGACGAGCGGGTGGCCGAGCTGCGCGCGCAGGCCGACGAGCTGGACATCGACGCGGGCGAACTGTCGCCGGTCGAGCTGGCCGCGGCGATCGAGGCGAAGCTCGCCGAGTAGACCGGATGTCCTCGGGGTCGGTCTCGACCGACTGCGGGGAAGGTGGGCGCGGGCCCCGAGGACATCCACCTGCCATCATGGATCTGGGGAGGACAACCTGATGCCGTGGTACGCGCAGCGATTCGATCTGCCGGACACCCACAAGCTGTGGGCTGATCCCGGCAGTGAGCTGGAGGGCGTGTACGTGCGGCTCGGTCATGTCGAAGTGCCCGCGCTCGGGCTTCCTCGGGTCCTCCTAACTGAGGACGTGAAAGACGATGCCAAGCTGGTTCACGACGCTCAACCTGGGCCAGATCCTGACGGTGGTCGGCGGGCTGCTGGCGATCGTGGGCGTCTTCACGAAGGTGTGGAAGACGATCCGGCCGGTGTGGCGCGGGATCCGGGAGTTCCTGGAGGACTGGCGCGGGGAGCCCGGAAGGCCGGAGGCCGGGGTGCCGGAGCGGCCGGGCGTGATGAAGCGGTTGGCGACGATCGAGGCTGAGGGCGCGGCGACCGCGGGGAAGCTGGACGAGACCGCGGTGAAGCTGGACGCGATCGATCACGAGCTGCACCCGAACAGCGGCTCGTCGTTGCGGGACCAGGTGGACCGGATCACGAACACGTTGAACGAGCACATCGCGCAGCAGCAGGGGTAACACCCCGCCGCGACGGTAACCGGGTGACCACTTCCCCGAACGTCTGCGGCGGGTGAGCCCCTTGGGTCTCCGTGGCATCGACATCTCGAACCACCAGTCGGCGATGGACGTCGAGCGGGTGGTGCGCGAGAACGACATCGAGTTCGTGTTCATCCTCACGAACGACGGCACCTTCGTGAACGTCCACTTCCACGCGCAGGCGGACGCCGCCGAGCGCGCGGGCGCGATCGTGCTGCCGTACGTGTACCTGCGGCCGAACTGGGCGCAGACCATCGACGTGCACCTCAGCGTCGTGGGCGACCGCTACGGCGCCTCGATCGTGGACGTCGAAGAGGGGTCGGGCGGCTGGGCGGAGACCTACGCGGCGCACCAGCGGCTGTGGGCTGCTGGTCAGCGCACGCCGCTCGTCTACTTCCCGAACTTCTACTGGCAGAGGGTCGGCTCCCCCGACCTATCGCCGCTGAAGTCCGGGGTCGGCGGGCACTGGAAGTCCTGGTACGCCGACAGCGACCCGCGCTCGTTCGACGACGCGCTGTCTCGCGTGCCCGGCTACGTGTGGAACGACAACCGCGGCGGCATCCCGGTCAGCATCCTCCAGTTCACCGGCACCGGCCGGCTCTCGGGCTACGGCAGCAACGTCGACCTGAACTTCTTCCCTGGTACCCGCACAGAACTTGCTGCCCTGCTGGGTGGCGGAAACGAGGACGGCGACATGCCGAGCTTGGACGACCTCAAGAAGATGCCGATCAAGCTGCACCCGGACGAGGGTGATCCGGACCAGCGTCCGGAAGCCCCGTTCGAGGAGGTCGTCAGCTTCGGCAACAAGGCCGCGTGGCGCGCCGCTGACACCGCGGTCGCGAACGGCATCAAGCTCGACGCCTTGCTCGGCCGGGACCCGGTCGACGAGGCAGAGCTGGCGCGGCAGCTGCTCGCGCAGGGCCTCAACTCGCAGCTGGGCCGGATCCCGGACGACCAGTTCGCCGCGCTCGTGCGAGCCATCGCCAACGAGAACGACCGGCGGGACCGCCTGCGGGCCAACGCCGACCTCGGCAAGCTCGAAGCAGAGGAGCACGGCCAGTGACCATCAACAAGCTGATCTGGTCCCTCCTCGGGACCGCTGCCATCGCGCTTCAGACCGCTGTCGCCGACGGCGGCATGTCCGTGCAGGACTGGGTGGTCGTCTCCGCGCTGCTGCTCGCCAGCTTCGGCACGTGGATCGTGCCGAACACGCCGTTCCTCAACACCGCGAAGACGTGGGTCAATGCCCTCGTCGTCGGTGCTGGGGCGCTGGAGGTCGTGCTCGTCGGCGGCGTCACCCAGGCCGAGGGGCTGACGGTGCTGCTGGCCGTGCTCACGTCGGCGGGCGTGTACGTGATCCCCAACCGCGTCAAGACGATCGAGGGCTGACCGATGCCGATGCCGGGCAACGTGGACCTCGTCGAGGTCACCGCCCAATTCCTGTCCTTCACGGGCGCGCCCGTCATCGGCACCGTCACCTTCCGGCCGTCCGGCGACCCGTGGCTGAAGAACGCTTCCGCCAACGTGTTGCTCGTGCCGGGCGACGTGCCGTGCACGATCAACGCCGATGGCAAGCTCGTCGGGCCCGCTGGTGCCGTTGGTACCGGCGGGCTCGGCGTGAAGCTGCCCGCGACGAACGACCCCGACAGCAACCCCGAGGGGTTCGTCTACGACGTCGTGATCGACATCGAGGGTTTCCCTGTGCGGGAGTACTCGATCAGCTTGCCCACCGAGACGTCGCCGGTGGACCTCGCCGACCTCGCGCCGGTCACACCGGTCGAGGGCGGCGGCACGATCCTCGTCCAGTCCGTCAACGGCCAGCAGCCCAACGGCAGCGGCGCGGTCACCCTGACCGCGGCGCACGTCGGCGCGCTCACCCAGACCGCAGGCGACAACCGGTACCTGCCGCTCGGCTGGCAGCCGCAGAAGCCGCCGGTGGACCTGGCCGACGCGGCCACGATCGTCACCGACGCCAGCGCGAGCAGCCTGTTCCGGGTGACTCTCCAGGGCAACCGCACCCTCGGCAACCCGACCAGCGGGTTCGACGGGCAGCGCGTCCAGTGGGAGATCACCCAGGACCCGACCGGCGGGCGCACGCTGACGCTGGGCGCCAAGTTCCGGCTCGGCGACGACATCTCCACCATCGCCCTCTCGGCGACCGGCGGAAAGATGGACATCCTGGGCGCGCAGTACGACGCGAACGCGGACGTGTGGCGGGTCATCGCGCTGGCGAAGGGCTACTGACGTGGCGACCGTCGTCGCGCGGACCCCGTTCACGCACCTAAAGTCGGCAGGCACGTCCGGCACCATCACGCTCGTACAGCCCGCGCAGGCCGGGAACACGCTCGTCCTCCACTCGGCGGGCGGCGCGATCCTGTCCGCTGCTGGGGCGGGGTTCACGAAGCGCACCACCTACCAGGGTGGCAACGCCCAGGACGTGTCGATCTCGGACAGGGTCGCGGTCGGCGGCGAGACCAGCGTCGCGTTCACGCTGAACGGCGCGGACAACATCGGCGGCTGCATCGTCGAGGTGGCCAACCTCGGCGCGTACCTCGGCGTCGCGAACACCGCTGCCGGGGCGACCCCGGCGGCCGCGTCCGACTACCGGATCGCGCCCGGCGCGGCGCTCACCATCTCCTCGGGGCTCGGGGTGGCGTTCGGGCTGTGGTCCATCGCAGCTACCGCGGCGTCCCGCCCGTTCAACGGGGTCAACCAGTGGCGCAACCTCGGGCCCTACGGCCGGTTGCTCCAGCACGGCGCGAACCAGCCGGGCAGCGACACCGAGCTGGTGTGGGCGGTCGGCGCGGCCGACGTGTCCACCACGACCCGCTACCCGGCAACCGCCAGCGCGGGCGTGCACACCCTGACGTCGCAGTTCGTGAACCCCGGCAGCGCAGCGTTCGCGACGGCGGTGCTGTACGCGAACGGCAACGCCACCCCGATCAACCCCGCGGTCACCGCGACCGTGCGCGAGAACTCGTTGCCCGGCACGCACAACGGCAACTGGTTCGGCGGCGCGGCGGCCAGCACGGGCACGGTGTACGGCTACACCGACAAGCAGTCGTACGCGCCCGGCGACACCGTGAACTTCAAGGTCGACTCCACGAACAACGCGTTCCGGGTGGAGGTGTACCGGCTCGGCTACTACGGCTGGGAGACCCTCGCCGCGCGCAACGTCGTCGGCAACGGAGCGCACGTCGCGGGCACGCCGGTCGTGCAGCCCGCGCCGACGGTGCACGGCACCTACGGGTCGACGTCGTGCGCGTGGACCACGAACGCGACGTGGACCGTGCCCGCGGACGCGACGTCGGGCGTCTACTACGTGCTGTACCGGCGCACCGACGACCCGTCGAAGTTCTCCTCCGGTCACTTCGTCGTGCGCGGCAGCGTCGCGGGCAAGGTCGCCGTCGTGCTCCCCGACTGCACCTACCAGGCCTACAACGCCTGGGGCGCGACCACGGACCGCGGCGGGTTCGGCGACGTCATCACCGGCCGCAGCCTCTACCGGATCGGCACGGACGGCGCAGCACCGAACCTCGCGCACCGCGCGTACGCCGTCAGCTTCGACCGCCCGTACAGCACCCAGAGCGGCAACCCGAACAGCTACCTGTTCGACGCTGACCAGCCGTGGATCTGCTGGGCCGAGGCCCAGGGCTACGACCTGACCTACCTGTCCGACGTGGACCTCGAACTCGACCCGACCGCGCTGGACGGCGCGGCGCTGGTGGTAATGCTCGGGCACGCCGAGTACTGGACCACCCGCATCTACGACGCGTTCGAGTCCGTTGTGGACGGCGGCACCAACCTGTTCTGCTACGGCAGCAACATCGCTCTGTGGCACACACGGTTCGCAGCCGGGGACACGAGCCGCCGGACGATGATCTGCTACAAGGACTCCGGGACGAAGGACACCGGCGCGGGGTGGACGGGCAGCGGCTACGACCCGGTCTCCTACACCGGCACGTGGCGGGACTCGCGCACCGTGCCCGGCGAGGTCAACAACGCGGACGTGCGCCGCGAGAACGCGTTGCTGGGCCAGCTGTTCCGGGTGTCCGGGCCGATCGTCGCCCGCACGGCCAAGGTGCCCGCGGCCGCGAAGGGCCTGCCGATCTGGCGGAACTCCGCGCCGGTGCAGGCGCTCACCACCGGGCAGGAGTACGCGACCGCGGTCGACGTCATCGGCGACGAGCTGGACCTGCCGGACGGGTCCGCCGGGCAGCCGGGGAACCTCGTGCTGCTCAACGCGCACACGCAGGCCAGCTTCTCCGCGGGCACCAACGCGAACGGCTCGCGCTACGACCTGACAACCGGCGTGGTCACCGCCTCCGCGACCCTCTACCGGCGGTCGTCCGGCGCGCTGGTGTTCCACACCGGCAGCTGGCGGTTCTGGTGGGGCTGCTCCCGCTGGGCCAAGGGCGAGTTGAACGGCGCGCAGGGCGTCATCAACGTCGCGTGGCAGAACGCGCACCTCGCGCTGCTCTACGACCTCGGCGCCGTCCCGGCCGCGCCGCGGGCGATGCAGCCCGGCATCGACTCCGCGCCGGCCGACCCCGCTGTCGGTGCGCCGACCGGCGGCCGGAACGCGGTCGCGACGGCGTACGGCCTGGACATCCCCGTGCCGAGCGGCAACCTGTTGCTGTTCTTCCAGTAGGAGTGATCATGATCTGGGCTACGGTCCTCGAGGTCCGCCACTGGTGGGCCGAGCAGCAGGACGCGCTCGGCGTCACCTGGGCCGCGCTGCCGCAGGCGGATGGGCCGGTGCAGATGCTCATCGACTCGGCCAGCCGGACGCTCGGCGCGAAGATCGTGCGCTGGCCGGTGCTGGACGACGACGAGCGTGCCGAAGACCTTGAGCAGCGCGGGCACCTGGTGGTCGCGGTCGGCGAGGTCATTCGCGCCCGGCGCGAGGCCGCTGCGGCGGTCGACTCGCTCGGCGGGGTGGGTGCGGCGGCGGTCATCGCCGGGGGCGGCAGCATCACCGCGGGCAAGCTGTCGGTGTCCGGTGGCGGCAAGCAGGGTAGCGGCGGCTCGCGGGTCGGCGAGGCCGCGATCACGGTGCCGATCGCCGCGTACGACGCGCTCCAGGCGGCCGGGCTGATCGGCGGGAGCGTGGCGTCGTGGTGAGCCTGCTCGGCGGCCTCATTCCCGGCCCGCACACCGTCGGCCATCGCGCGCAGCTCGCTGACGCGGGCGACGGCGCCCGCTGGGCCGACCCGGTCACCCTGGCGGGGTGCCGGGTGGAGAAGACCTCGCGGCAGATCCAGACCGCCGACGGGCGGGTGGTGACGCTGACCGCGATGGTGTTCACGCCCGCGCTGCCAGAGGTGAAGGTCGGTGACCGGCTCGTGGTCGACGGCGACGAGCGGCGCGTCGAGCACGTGGACGAGCTGGTGTGGGTGGACGGGTCGGTCATGCACCGCGAGGTCTGGACGGCCTGACGTGGACTTCGACGCGGTGCTGATGGCGGCCGAGGTGAAGGTCCGCGAGGGCACCGTCGAGCGCACCCGTGAGGCCACCGACCAACTGCTCGCGGACTCCCGCGTGGTCGTGCCGTACCAGGAGGGCGACCTGTCGCGGTCGGGCGACGCGAAGACCCGCGACACCGGCGCAGGCGCGGAGGGCATCGTCAACTACGACATCGTGTACGCCCGCTACCAGGAGCTGCGCGAGGACCTGACGCACCAGGATCAGGGGCAGGCGCACTACCTCGGCGGGACGCTGCGGACGAACGCGCAGCGGTACATCGACCACATCGGCAAGGCGGTCGAAGACCTCGGGTGACACGCGCGCCCGAGGGTGGCCGTGTGCTGTCGAAGGCTCTCGCGTTGCATCTCGCCGCGTTGGGGCTCGTGCGCTACCCAGCGGGCGGGCCCGGTACTGCGGTGCGCTGCTACGTCGAGGACATGCCGAGCGAGACCAGCGCGGCACCGGACGATCTGGTGCTGATCCGCACCCTGCCTGGGTTCCCGGCCACGGACACCACGGGCTACGAGAACCCCGAGTTCGAGGTCATGCGCCGCACGGCCGCTGACGCCGGGGTGCAAGCCGGGTTCGACGGCGCGGAAGCCCTGCGGCGTGCGGTGAAGGACACCGGCCAGATCGTGTGGGCCGAGGGCACCGAGCACGAGGCGCACATCGCGTTCGTCAACGCGGACGCCACCCCCTCCCGCAAGGGGAAAGACCCAGGGGGGCGGCCGGTCTGGTCGTTCTCCATCCAGACCCATGCCCTGGAGGCACAGCCGTGAGCGGCATCAAGAAGAGGATCGCCCGGTTCAACCGGCTGCTGGTCAACGTCGGCTCGGAGGACGTGCCGAGCTACGTGGTCGTCAAGGGCCTGTCGAAGATCGAAATGCCGATCACGCAGACCGAGGTCGACGTGTCGGACTTCGACTCCGGAGGCTGGGACGACTCGGCGACCACCCACCGCGGCTGGTCGGTCAACATCGAGGGCTTCGACGGCTACACCGGCCCGGACAACGCCCAGATCGACGACCCCGGCCAGGCGCACCTGAAGGCCAAGGGCCTGCTCACCGGCCCGGAGGCCTACACCCAGGTCCGCATGTACCGGACGGACACCAACAAGGGCTACGAGGGCCGCGTCACCGTCAACTGGAACGGCATCGGCGCGGACCTCAAGGCGGCCGAGCCGTTCAAGTGCGCCCTCAAGGGCTCCGGCCAGCTCAGCCCGTTCACCTACACGCCCTGATCCTGGAGGACTGACCCCGCATGTCCACCTTCCCCGAACTCCGCGCGCTCCGCTCCGAAGTGGAGGGTGCGCGCCTCGAGCTGCCTATTGGCAGCGAGGTCTACAGGTTCTCGAAGAACATCCCGATGAAGCTCGGAATGGCGCTCGCCGAGGCCCGCGAGCAGACCCGCGCGATCGTCACCGCCGTCGAAGCCGGCACCGAGCCCAAGGTGCCTGACTCGCTGGAGAACATCTCCGAGTCGGAGATGAGGCGTGCGCTGATCGGCGACCAGTGGGACCGCATGATGGCCGACGGGATCCTGGTCGACGAGTTCGACGCGGTGTACTTCACCCTGTTCACGTGGCACATGGCTGGCGAGCAGGCGGCGTTGGCCGCGTGGACGGGTGAGGCTGGTGGTGCTCGCCCCCCAGCCCGTTCCGGGTCGAAAGCGCGGAAGACATCCCCGCGTTCATCGAGCCGGAAGACCTCCGCGACTACAAAGCCCCGTCGCTCGGCTGGTCGGACTTCCTCGCAGGCTGGGACCTGATCGAGGCGGACATCCACCGCGAGTACGGCGTGGACCTGTCCCTGCCGGGCGAGCTGGACCGGCGCACCTGGCGGTGGTTCACCGTGCGCCTGTTCGGGCTGTCGCTGGACTCGCGCACGTGGCGGCGGCTGCTCGGCGATGGCCAGCAAGCCGAGGAGGCCAGCCTCGACGAGGTGGACGCCGCGCTCGGGGTCGATCGCGAGTGACACCTTCCGCTGATCGTTAGCCCGTGTCGACCACGACCGGCCACATCAAGGCCATCATCACCGCGGAGAACGCGGAGTACATGGCCAAGAGCCGGGAGACCCGCGCCGACGCCAAAACCCTCAAGGCCGACGTCGAACGGCAGAAGCCGGACATCGACGCGAACGAGAAGCCGTTCGTCGCCGCGATCGCCCGCGCCGAGGCCGCCCAGGCGGGCCTGTCCGACAAGCTGAAGAAGACCGCCGCTGACCTCCAGGTCCAGGTCAACAAGGCCGGTGACGCCGAGGCCACCGCGATCGGCCGGGTACGGGTCGCGCAGGCGCAGCTGGACGCGATTCGGGACAACAGCAAGGCCTCCGCCGTCCAGCTGGCGGCAGCGGACGAGCGGCTCGCGGCGGCTCAGCGGGGTCTCGCGCAGGCGCAGCAGCGCACGGCAACGCTCACTGAGCGGCTCGCCGACGCCAACGCGAAGGTAGCGGCCAGCACCGAGGTAGCTGTCGAGGCCACAGCGGAGTCCGCGAAGTCGCACGACGACGCGGCCAAGGCGGCGGACGGGCACGCCAGCGCGCTCGGCAAGCTCGCTGGCGCGTTCCTGCTGTCGAACGCCGTGATGCTCGCTGGCGGGCTCGCAGCCGGTGCGGCGGTGGGCGCCCTGCCAGTGATGGCGGTGGCGGCCGCAGCAGTGCTGCTGTCGTCGAACCAGAAGGTCGCCGACAGCTTCTCCGACCTCGCGGACGGGGTGGTGTCCGAGGCCCGGTCGATGGCCGCGCCGCTGGAGGACGACCTCGTTCGGGCGTCGGACACGCTGGCCGCGTCCTGGTACAAGCTCCGCCCCGCGATGAACGCGATCTTCAAGGACTCCCAGCCCGCTGTGCGCGAGCTGACCCGCGGGGTAACCGAGTTCGCGGAGAACGCCGTGCCCGGCATGGCCACGGCGGTGTCCCGCTCCGAGCCGGTGATGGTGGGGTGGCGCAAGTTCCTGTCCGAAACCGGCCAGGGCTTCGGCGACTTCTTCCGCAACATCTCCACCGACACCGAGTCGACCGGCAAGAACGTCGCGATGTTCGGCGACGTGCTGCGCAGCACCCTCGGCGGGGTCGGGACCCTGCTCCAGAGCCTCTCCACCAACTTCGCGCCGCACGCTGACGACTTCGCCCGCGTGTGGCAGAAGCTCGTGGACGTCGTCACCAAGTTGGCCGACGGGGCGCTGCCGGTGCTGGGGTCGGCGTTCGGGGTGGTCCTCGACGTGGTCGAGGACGTGCTGGACGTCATCGCGCCGATCGCCGAGGAGCTGGGCGCCGGTGTCGGGATCATCCTCACGGCGGCCGCGGCGTGGAAGGTGTACGCCGCCGCGATCGCGCTGGTCTCCAAGATCCCGCTGACGAGCGCCCTCACCTCGTCGATCGCGGCCGCGGCCCCCGCAGGCGGCGTGCTGTCCAGGCTCGGCCTGGGCGCGACGGGCGCGGCGGCGGGCGCGGGCGCGTTGGGTGCCGCGCTCTCACCGCTCGGCATCGGGTTGGCCACGGCGGGCGTGCTGCTGGGCGCGTACTACCTGGAGCAGCAGAAGATCAACGACGGGGCTGACAAGTTCGTAGCGGGCATCGTCAAGGGCGGCGCGGCGGCGGACAAGGCGATCGCTGACTACTCGGCGCTCCAGAAGAGCCTCGCCGAGTTGACAGCGGCGCGGGACGCCTGGAACGCGACCGACGAGGCACGGCAGCTTGGTGGCGACGACGCCATCGGCGGCCGGATGAACGACGAAATCTTCGCGATGCAGGAGAACGTCGACCGTGCCCGGCAGAAGTGGGACGAGTACCTGGCGTCGGTCGGCCCGGTGGAGCAGGCGCAGGCCAAGCTGAACCTGGCGATCGCCACGTACGGCGAGAAGTCCCCGCAGGCGACCGCTGCCGGTGAGGCGTACCGGGCCGCGGTGGCAAAGCAGGAGGCTGCGTCGCGGGCCGCCGCGGACGCGGTCAAGTCCCACACGGACCGCATCAACGAGAACATGGCGATGCAGCTCCAAGCCACCGGCGCGAGCCTGGGGTACGACGCTGCGCTGCTGTCGTTGGAGTCGGCGCAGAAGAACCTGGACACCGCGATCCGGGAGCATGGGCCGACCTCGCTGGAGGCGCGGACGGCGGACAACCAGTACCAGCAGCAGGTGTTGGCCACGGTCGGGGCGCTCGGCGAGAAGGTCCGGGCGGAGAACGCGAACAAGACCGCGGCCGAGATCACCACGGCGGTGACGCAGGCCCAGTACGGGGAGATCCTGCGCCTGGCTGCGGCGGCTGGGGAGAACGCGCCCGCCGCGCTCCAGAAGATGATCGCCGGGATGGACGGCGCGGCGCTGGCGGCGATGGGCGTCACGGTGAAGGTCAACGAGACCGGCCAGGCCGTGCTGACGATGCCGGACGGCAAGACGATCTTGCTGGACGGCAACAACTCCGACGCGATGGCGAAGATCGCCCAGGTGAACGCGGCGCAGGTGCTCAGCAAGACGCTGTGGATCAACGCGGTGATGAGCAACGACGCCAGGGTCGCGATGAGCAACGGCGTGGGCGGCATGAACGACGGCGGTTGGGTGCCGGGCAACGGGCCTGACGAGGACGACCGCATGGTGCCGTTGACCAGCAAGGAGTTCGTCGTCAACCGGCGTGCGGCCGCGAAGTGGGGGCCGTGGCTGGAGATGATCAACGCCGCGAACGGTGGCGACGTGAAGATGCCCGAGTCGATGGGGCCGAAGGCCGGCGCGCTGAACATGGCCCACCCGTCGATCCCGTCCGCGCGCATCCCGGACTCCTCGTCCAACGCGGCGGGCGGCAGCGCGGGCGGCGCCGGGATCACGAAGATTTACAAGATCACGTTGAACGCGATCAAGTCGCTGCCGACTCCGCAGCAGCTCGTCGACGTGCTTCACGACGCGGAGGTGCTGTATGGCTAGGCAGCTGACCTGGTTCCCGCCCGCGCACACCGGGATAGCGCCGATCATCTTCACCGACCGAGGTGCCGGGTACAGGGTGGAGAAGGGCTCGCGCGGGCTGGGTGCGGTACGTCGCCAGCTGGTCACGGAGGAGTCGCCGTGGGTCGACGGCACGAACGTCGACGACGACTTCGCGCTGCCCCGCACGGTGATGCTGCCGATCATGCTGTGGGGTGCGACCCGCGAGGAGATGCTGGCGAAGCTCGCCAGCCTGCAGGCGGCGATGCGGACCCGTAAGCCAGGCAGGTTGATCGCGCTCGGCGAGCTGGAGCTGGCGCAGGGCGACGGCCGGAAGTTCCGGGTGCGCTGCAACTACGCGGGTGGCCTGCCGGACGACGAGACCGTCGAGTCCGGTGGCGATACGAACTGGGTGCGCTTCCAGCTTCAACTCTTCGCCGGGGACCCGTACTGGTACGCGTCCGACGCGAAGACGCTGTCGTGGGTGTTCTCCAACCCGACCCCGTTCCTCGGGAACCCGTTCCTGCCGTTGAACATCTCCGCCACGCAGGTGATCGGCGCGGCCACGATCGTCAACGACGGCACGGAGGACGCGTACGGGACGTGGCGGGTGACCGGGCCCGGCAGCGCGCTGATCCTCACGAACCCCGCATCGGGCGAGACGTGCAGGGTGAACGGGACGATCCCGGTCGGCCAGGTGCTCACGATCGTCACCGACCCGGCCAACGGGTCCATCAGCTTGCAGCCGTCCGGCGACGACTGGTGGCCGAACTTGGCCGACGGCAGCACGCTGTGGGCCATCCCGCCGGGCACGACAGCGGTGTCGCTCACGCTCACCGGCGCGTCGGGCGGGTCGCGGATCGACCTCGAGTACTTCGAGAAGTTCGGCTCGCCGTGGTAGGGGTCAACGACGCGTCGATCGCGTACCCGATCGACCCGTCGGGGCAGCGGCGGGCGCCGATCCTGTACCGGAAAGCCGTGCTGATCCCGCGGCACCTGCGGGTGGGTCGGTGGTCGCTGACGGCGGTGCTGACGGCGAACACGGCCCGGAACTGGGCTGGCTGGCGGATGGTGTTCGACGGCGGCCCGGAGCCCGGCTACGGGGGCCCGGTGGACGACGTCGAGATCAGCATCGGCCAGTCGGAGGGCCGCGCCGCGCCGATGATCACGCTGTCGGGGCCGGACGACATGTGCGTCATCAACGAGGGGCTGGCCTACCCGGACCCGGCGAACCTGGCGACATCGCAGGGCGCGCAGGCCTACGACGTCCGGACCGGTGTCGGGTCGACGGTGGTGCTGGCCTACATCGCCCGCAACGTCGGCCACCTCGCCATCCCTAGCCGGGTGACGCCCGCGTTCAACACCAACATCGCCGACCCGCTCGTCGGCGGCACGGTGTCCGGGAAGGCCCGGTTCGCGCCGCTGCTGGAGGAGATCGTGCGCCCGCTCGCCGAGCAGGCCGGGATCGCGGTGCGGGTCACCTCGACCACCTCCGGCGCGCGGACCCTGCGGGTGGCCAGCGTGGTGGACCGGACGAGCCAGGCCCGGTTTTCGGTCGGGCTGGGCAACCTGAAGCAGCTGACCTACAAGCTGACCGCGCCGACCGCGACGGTGGTGATCGGCGGTGGCCGCGGCGAGGAGACGGCCCGCCAGTTCATCCTCCAGGAGAACGCGGTCCAGAAGGCCGCGTGGAGACGGATCGAGGCGTTCTACGACTACCGGGCGGCCAGCGACGTCGACAGCGGCGTGGAACTCACCGCGGGCACGGCGAAGCGGCTCGCGGACTCCGCAGCGGTGGAGCAGGTCGACGTGGTGCCGGTCGACACGGACCGGCTGCGGTACGGCGTCGACTACCGCAACGGCGACAAGGTGCTCGTCGAGGTCGGGGCCGGGACCGGGCTGCTGCTGCCCGCGCCGATCCTGGAAACGGAGATCACGATCGACCGCGACCCGTCACGGAAGCTCGTCACGGTGATCCCGAAGATCGGGACGTTGTCCGTCCGGTCCGGGGTCATGGCCAGGTCCAACCAGCAGGTGGCCGACCTGCTACTCCGGGTGAGCCGCCTCGAACGCCGCTGAGTGACACCCCGGCACCAGCCTGCGGGGTATGGCGGAGACCAGTTACCCGTTCGACGCAGGCGCCGGTACCGCGGTCGATGAGGCCGCGTGGCGGGCGATGGCGTCCCGGTTCCTGGCCTCGGGGGTGATCGGGGCGTCCACTCGGGACGCTGCTGACACGAGCCTGCTGACCACGCTCGGCTCGGGCGGTGCGGGCGGCATCTTCCAGATGGCCGCGGGTGAGGCGTTCCTGTCGGGCATCAAGTACACGAACGACGCGACGCTGAACAAGATGGCGTCGACGAACCTGAACAGCAACCCGCGGATCGACCGCCTCGCGCTGAAGCTCGACACCACCGCGAACACGTGCGTCGCGGTGATCGTGGAGGGCACCCCGGCGGCGTCGCCGACGTCCCCGGCGATGCCGGACACCAGCACGGTGATCCACCTACCGTTGTACCGGGCGACCTGTCCCGGCTCGGCCAGCGCCCAGAACTACTCGAACCTCGTGCACGAGCGGATGTTCATCGGCGGCCGTCTCTACGTCGGCCCGTCGACGGGCGCTGCGGTCGCGGGGGTGGCGGGGTTCCAGAACGGCGACGAGTGGTTGCAGACGGACACGAAGGACCGGCTGCTGCGGCTTGGCGGGACGTGGGTCGGCACCCGGCCGCGCCAGTACGCGGGCACGAACACCTCGACCGGAAGCCCCGCCACGAGCAACCCGTCCAGCGGCACCCAGTTCACCGTCGCGAGCCTGACCGTGCCGGACCTTGGCTACGCGTACCAGATCCGGTTCACGGCACGCTGCCAGGTGGAGAGCCTCGGTAGCGACAACTACGTCGAGGGCTGGATCCGGGAGGCGAACGCGTCGTCGGGCACGATCCGGGCGGAGGGGTCGGCGTTCGCGCGCGGCGCGCTGGACGCGGCGCTGCTTCTGCCCGAGACCCGGCCGTTGACGGTGGCTGCGGGGGCGTCGACGACGTGGTACTTCACGATCCGGAACAACGTCGGCAGCGGCGTGATCCGCTGGACGACGCTGGCGAACTACTTCGCCGCGTCGGTGACCCCGCTCTGGTAGACCTCAGCGAACGGCCCCCGGCACGTAGCGTGCGCCGGGGGCCGTGTGCTGTGCGGGGTCAGCCGAGCTTTCCGGCCTTGACCGCGGCGAGGAACCGGTCGACGTCTTGCCGGTTGAGGATGAGCGCGCTGGCGGTGGGATTCTTCGAGTCCCGGATGCCGCGGACCTCACCCGCGCACGCCAGCTCCACGCACGAGCCACCGGAGTTACCTGACCGGCTGCTCTTCCGCCACGTCGCCCCCTTCAAAATCGAGTCCATGTCGTGCTCCTAGGTTGCAGTCACAGTTGCCTGCTCACCGTATCCACCAGCGACAACGAGTCTTCGTGTGACAGCGCGAGGGCGAGCATCTCTCGCATCGCGGCCTCGTGGCGCTCGACCCGCTCGGGCTCGTCGACGAACAGGCCGTCGGTGTAGGTCTCCACGTACACGACGCGTTCGCGGTCGCCCGCTGGGGTGAGGACCAGGAACGGGATGCCGCTGCCGGGGTGCAGGCCGACAGCGGTCGGGATGACGCGGACTTCGGCGGTCCCGGACCGGCCGACCTTGGCCAGGTGCTCCAGCTGCTCGCGCATCACCTCGGGGTCGCCCGTTGTCCGGTGCAGCACCTGCTCGTCGAGGACGAGTTGCAGGGAGGGCGGATGTTCGGAGGAGAGGCGGGCCTGCCGTGCCATACGCGCTTGAACGAGGCGGGCGACGTCTTGGGCGCTCAACGACGAGTTGGTGCTGAGAACGGCGTGCGCGTACCGCTCGGTCTGGACCAGGCCGTGGAAGAGCCATGGCTGGTAGACCTGGATCCCGACGGCGGTCTCCTCGGTGGCGAAGAACCGGCGCAACCGGTCCGGGATGGCGGAGCCCCACGGGGTGCGTGGCTTGCGCTGGCGTGCCAGCTCGGCAAGGTGTTCGACGGCGGCGCGTTCTTCCCCTGCCACCCCGTACCGGTCGAGCAGGTCTCGCAGCTCGGCGGGGCGGACGCCGACGGCGCCGACCTCGATGGTGCGGATCTTCGCCGTTGAGCAAGAGAGCGTTGCCGCGGCGTCTGCGCGCTCAAGGCCAGCGCGTTCCCGGAACCGCTGGAGCGCGCCGCCGAGCTCCTGCTTGTAGAGGGTGGGGCTGTCTCCCATGCTGCTCTGCTCTCCTCGATGATCGCGGTGACCCAGTGTGCATCACCGAGGCGAGCCCGCAGTTCCCTCCATTGGGGCACTGTGAAACCTTCACGTGAAGGTTTACCGTGAAGGAGCCCAGTAGCACACCGCAGGTGTGCGGGAGGGCGCCCGTCCCGCGTCCGCAGTCACAGTTGCCCGGCGCGGGGCGGGTCCCCCTGGGTTGCCTGGAGGTGCCTCGTGTCCGTGCTCGCTGTGATCGGTGTCTTAGCGCTCGTCGTCCTGGTGTGGACCGGCGTGCTGGTTCGTCGGGAGCAGCAGCGAGCGAGACGTGCCCGGTTCCGGGCGATTGCCGAGCGGGTGCGCGTCGTCAACGGCGGCCAGGACGCGCGGGCCTTCCAGCGTTCCCGCCCCCGAACTGCCGGTGCCGCGCAGGAGACGCTCCCCGTCCCTGCGCAGCGTCGGCGTGTGGTGTGCCCGGATCAGCCGATCCCCCCGGCGGCCTCCGGGCACACCACTTCCACCGGCCGCCACGCGAAGGTCGCGTCGTGATCGGGACGCCAGCCGCGAAGGCTGGCTACCGCTGGCTGTTCGTCGAAGGCCTTGGCCAGGAGAAGGCGCACCAGTTCCTTGAGCCGGTCGAGCCGGACAAAGAGGGCGTGCTCACCGCACTGTGCGGCCGCGAGGTGATGGCGTTCCGGACGCTGGACGGGTACCGGCTGCCAGCGTGCTTCGACTGCCTGGTCGCACACGGCGCGGGCGAGGCCGACAAGCTGGAGGACTGGACCGCTCGTGTGGCCGCGTCCAATCGGGTGACGTCGAAATGAACGTCGCGCACCCGGCCGGTTTCGTCTTTACTGCCTCCGTGGGGGGACACGGGTTCGTCTTAGGACGGCCTGCTCGGCGACGGCCCGGCTCATGACGGGGACCGTCGTCTGGTGGGTCGATCCCAGCGACGGCGCCGCCCACGCTTTCCACCGTTCCCGCCTTGGTCGCGGCCGAGCGGTGTTGACCACGGTGTGCCAGCGGAACCTGTTCGCGTACCGGGTCGAACGCCACGACAGCGGCCCGAAGTGCTTGGCGTGCCGGATGATGGTGGGCCCGCGCTAGCTGGCGTTGCGGCGTCGCGCGGCGGCGGACTTGGCGGCGAGCCCGAGGAAGTAGGCCTTGCGGGCGCTGGCGGCTCGTCTGGCGCGCTCGGTGGGATCGAGGATGCCTTCTGGGTCGACCTGCTTCTCGAACCGGTCGTTGGCGGCTTTGCGGGCTGCGGCGGTGCGCGCGGTGGCGTCGGTGGTGTTGGCCCACGAGACGTGGGCGGCGACGCGAGCGCGAAGGGAGCGCTGTGCGGGGGTCATCTCCATGAGCCGAGCACAGCGCTCCCGTGTCACCTACAGCCGGTCTGCCAAGGCCATCCGCTTGTGGGCGGCGTGCGCGCGGTCGTCGGCGGCCGACTCCGCGTAGATCCGCAGCATCTCCCGACTCGACCACCCCATCAGCCGCATCAGGTCTGTCTCCCCGCCGCCTGCGGCGAGCCAGTCGTGGGCGGCCTTGTGGCGCAGCAGGTGCGCGTGGAGACCGTCGATCCCGGCTTCCACGCCGCGCCGGCGGAACACCGTCTTCACCGCCGACACCGTGAGTGGCCCGGCGCCGCGCGTCGACAACCACAGCGCGGTCGACGGCCGCCCGTTCAGGTGCTTCGCGCGGGCCCGCAGGTAGCGGGACAGCGCTTGCCCGGTCTTCGCGCCGAACGGGACGTTGCGGTGCTTGTCACCCTTGCCCACGACCCTGGCGACGTCCAGCGCGAGATCGAGGTCGTCGAGGCTCAGGTTGACGACCTCGGAGAGCCGGGCGCCAGCGTCGAGGTAGAGCCGCACAAGGGCGGTGTCTCGGCGGGAGCGGAAGTCCTTGCCTTCGACGGCTTGGAGCAGGCTCACCAGCTGGCCGTCGGCCAGTACGGGAACCGGCTTGCGGGTCTGCTTCGGCTGCCGGATCTTGTCCAGCGGCGAGCGGTCCATCTCCTCCTCGTCGTCGACGAGGTACTTGAAGAACTGCTGGAGGCCCTTGTACTTGTTCAGGGCGGAGGACGCGGACCGGGTGCGGGTCATCCAGGCGAGGAACTCCTCGACGTGCGCGCGCTTGGTGTCCAGGGGGTCGGCCGCGGCCTTGGCGGTGCCGGGTGGGGCTTCGAGGTCGGCCGCGTAGTCGTCGAGGAAGTCGGCGAGCTGGGCGGCGGCGAGTTGGTAGATGTAGCGGGTGTTGGGGCTGAGGTTCGCGGCCCGCATGGACCGGTCCCAGTCGAGCATCCACTGGGCCCAGACGGCATTGCGGGGGCGGGGAAGGTTGTCGTCGGCCAT